TCAGTCTGCCGCCACGCGCCCTTTGTTCTGGCGCTCGGACTTGTACTGCATGGCCACCGCCGGTGCCGGCTTGGCCGCGCCAGTTTCCAGCCATTGGCGCATGCGGCTGGCATCGGCGAAGTGAGTGTACTTGCCGAAGGCGTCGAGAATCACCATGGCCACTGGGCGATTGTCCATCCGGGTCAACAGCACCAGGCAATGGCCGGCCTCGTTGGTGAAGCCCGTCTTGGTCAGCTTGATGTCCCAGTTGCTTTTGTTCACCAGATGGTCGGTGTTGCGAAAGCCCAACGTGTAGTTGGGCTTGCGGAACGCCACGGTCTTTTCCCGGGTGGTCGACAGCTCGCTCAGCATCGGGTACTTGCGTGAAGCCATCAGCAGCTTGGCCAGGTCACGGGCGGTCGAGACGTTCTGGGTCGACAGGCCCGTTGGCTCGACGTAGCGGGTGTGCGCCATGCCCAGGCTACGGGCCTTGGCGTTCATGGCCTTGATGAAGGCCGGGTAGCCTCCTGGGTAGTAGTTGGCCAACGTGGTCGCGGCACGGTTCTCCGACGACATCAGGGTAATCAGCAAGGTTTCGCGGCGGTTGAGCTGGCTGCCCAGGCGCACACGCGAATAGACGCCTTTCATTTCCGGGTTGTTGGCGATGGTCATGGTGAGCATTTCATCCATGGGCAGCTTGGCATCCAGCACCACCATCGCCGTCATCAGTTTGGTCACCGAGGCAATGGGTACCACGCGGTCGGCGTGGCTTGAATACAGTTCCTGGTTGGTGTTCAGGTCGATCAGCAGGGCGCTGCCAGAGGCCAGGTGCAGCTTGGAAGGGTCGCGTTGAACCTGGGCCGGGGGTTGTGCAGCAGCGGTCGACGGGAGGGTCGCGGTTCCTGTGAGCAACAGCATCAGGCTGAGGATGGACAGGGATGTTTTCACGTTGAGGCTCACTAAATGTTGGTATGTCGTTGGCTGTGCAAGGGTTTTCCCCCAAAAAACCGCTGCATTTTGGAGTATGGCTGAACGGCTGTCGAATGCCTTATATCTAAAGGGCGCAAAGTGAACGAAATTTAATCCTGTACCAATTCTGTACCAATTACGTTCGCTTCCAGCTTCGCCAGTTCGGCCCAGTCGTTGGCGGAATTCAGCCATTTGGCATAGGTCGAGAGAAGGACCTGCACCGAGTGTCCAAGCTGCCCTGCAATGAATGCCGGATTCATCCCTGACATGAGGCACATCGTGGCATAAGTATGCCGGCAGTTGTACTGGGGGCGGTGCTTGAAGCCCTTCGCTTCAACCGCCTGGTTGAAGTGCTTACCGGCGGTCTCGGGTACGGTGATGTGTGGCGACGAGCCAGCTGGCTGGAAGATGAACGGCGACTCGGTCGACACCCGGCGTTTTTGTTTGGAACGGTAGTGCGCGATATCCCTGGCCCTGGCTAGCGCGCCCAAGGCCCGGCTATTCAACATCACAGTGCGGGTGTATTTGGTTTTGGTCCGCTCGACCACCTTCTTCTCGACCACGATCCGGCAGACGTGAGCCGTCTTCTTCTCAAAGTCGATCTCATCCCAGCGCAGTGCCATGATTTCCCCCGTTCGCATCCCGGTGTAAAAGGCGAACTCATAGAACGCCGCGAATACCTGATTGCACCGGGAGAAATTCTCGTACATCCATTCAATCAGCGATTCCGCTTCTTCAACCGTGAAAGGGTCCACCTGTTTCTTGTTCTTCAGCGGCAGCTGGATCGATGCTGCCGGGTTCCTGTCTACCACCTCGTCATACACAGCTGCTCGAAACATCGCCTTGACCCGGGCGATTGCTGCACGCTTGACTGTCGAGCTTTTCCACTCGGTTTTCGCAACCACCTCCCTTAGCACCATCGGCGTGACCGCCCTGATAGGCAGTGTCGCCAGATGGGGCATCCAGTAGTTGTTCATCAAACCTTTGTAGTTAACTCGGGTGTCGTGCACCACCTCCAGACTGTTCAGCCAGCTTTGGGCATACTCGTCAAACATCAGTTCATTGGCCGGCGCCGTATAGCTCGAACCAGGAAACAACTCGGCATACCGCTTTTCGTCCAGAACACCGTGCTTGGCCAGGCTGACTACTTGAGCGCGTAGATCGGCTGCCGCTTTGATCCCCTTGGCGGTTTGGGGATACGCGAGAGTTTCGGACCGACGCTCACCGTTCCAAGTAAAACGGATCCGGATTGATTTACCGATGAATTCGACTCCAGTGGGTAGCCCCAGCTTCCTTCCAGCCACGCTTCGTATCTCCTGATGCTGTAAAAAATCCGGCCGTCGATCTTCTTCCAGACCCCCTCGGGGATCACTCCGCGGCTTCGCTTGCCTTCCAAGGCCCGCTTGGTCGTGCCGACCAGCTCGGCCATTTTCTCCTCCGGGACCTTGTCGGATACATAGGCCGCCGGCTGGCGTTCTTCGTCTTGCATGATGGTCTCCACGCCGCCGGTGGCGGCAGGTTGGTGGTCAGGCGGGAGTCTTTTCGAGCACTGTGTCGGCGACTTTGAGTGCAGCCTGGGCGTCGTTGACGTAGGCCGGGTCGAAGCCCCCGGCGTAGTGGATGACGCGCTGGCAGGCGTCTAGTTCCTTGCGTACTAGGCGCAGCGCCTGGGTCAGTTCTTCCTGCAGCGCCCCCTCGGCGCGGCCGATATCCCAGAACTCTTTGCCCCAATGGCCTTCCGGCGGCGGGTTGCTGTTTTGCTTGCCGAAGGCCATGGCGCCGATGATGGCGTCACAGAGCAGCCGCTTGTAGATGTTCTCGCCATCCAGGCCCAGGCCACCGCGCTGACGCAGAGTGCTGACGACCTCGTCGACGTTCAGGCCGCTATCCTTGAGCACAATGTCGAGCTCTAGTTTGTTGGTGGTGTAGATGACCAGGGCGAGCTTAGCTTCGGGCCAGAGGTCGGCCGCGATGCGCTCCAGGCAGTCATTGGCGGTTTGATGAAATTGCTGAGTTGCGGACATAGGAAATCCTCGCCCGAGCATATCGGCGGGCTTGAGTAGTAGCGGTAGGGGTTAGGCGGAAATCAGCCGCAGCGGACGCGCGGGGAATGGAAAGTCTGAGGCAGTACAGGACGGACGGCTTCGAAGTACAGCTTCCACATGTCGTCCCAGGCTTCTTTCATTGTCGAGCCCTGGCCGGTGCACCCCATTCGCCGGCACCACCAGGAGCCGTTCCAGTAGGTCATTCGCGCTTTCATGGTCGCGGTCCTTTGTAGATCAGGTAGGCCATGTACATCAGGGGCAGGATCATGGCATCAGCTCCTTCGGCACCTAGACGGTATCGCCGAGCTTGTGGTTAACGAGGCCGCGGCAGAATGCGATCAGTGCGGTTGGGCCGTAGCACCAGACTCCGGCGCCGGCAGGGCCGCCTGCGTAGCAGACATCGTCCGGTAGCCCGTGGACGTGCTGCGATGTTCCAGAGTGTTTGTCGATCAGCAGGCCGCCCTGGCTCCAGTCCTTCGACGGCTGATAGAGATTCGTCCAGCAGCCCCCTTCGGGCGTGTCGTAGATGCAGCTCACCCCGTTCTCCGTGGTGGTGATGTCGCCTGCACCGGTGGCCTGGGCCACCGCCCAGTCCAGCGGCGCGCCGATCAACCTGGCCGTCTTCACTTCAATCAGGTCGGTCATGGGGCCACCTGCTTGCTCTTCGCCGCTCTGGCGCGCTCGATGTTGTTGAACTTGCTCTTGCGTTGGATATCCTTGAAGTTGCGGCAACCGGACATGAGCAGGCTGGAAGTCAGGTCTTTACGGCTCCGACCAACCTCCATTATTCCTTTCACGCCGTGGCGGCAGAGCACGTAGGCGGTCTTGTATTCGCCGCTGCGCAGCATGGTTGTGTAGAACGCCAGTCGCATCGCCAAGCGCCAACTGACGCTGTCGTCAGAAGGGTGCATGCGGCGGGTGTAAAGCTGACCTTTGCGATACTTGCTCACAGCTGATACCTCTCATCAATCCAGCGCCCAGGCGCCAGAGCGGGTGTAGGTTCGGGTTGGGTTTCGTGCGGGGAGAGCTGGCGCTCGTTGCCTGCCACTTGCGGCAGCCATACCTTCACGCAGCTGATGGCGTTGTTGCCCAGCGAGTTCATGACGTAGCAGACGACGCCGCGGGGCTTATCCTCGAAGGACGAGACGCCTGGCGGCAGTTCGGTTGCGCTGGCGCCGGTGGCCAGCAGCAGGAGGCAGAGGGTGAGGCGGGTCATGGCTTAAGCGCCTCCATGCCTTGGTCGATTGCGCGGTCTAACGCATTGTTGGCAAGAATGTCCTCATGCTCTGCGTAACCGCAGATGATGGGAGGCATGTTGTATTCGCTACCAAGATCCTCCTGGCCGTCAGGATCGCGCAGCCAGCGGTACCGCTCTGCGTCAGCCCGGAGGGCGCGAACTTCTGCAATGAGGGCCAACATGACTGCAGGCCGCGCGGCGCGGTAGTAGGCCTCAGCGTGAACGTGCGGTTCACCGATCCCGTAGAACTGGACGCCCAGAGCCTCGCCGTCGTAGTTCAGATAGTCCGCTGTCAGCTCGACGGAGCCTTCACCGCCACACCCAGGGCATTCCATCCAGCCTTCTTCGGCCCCGGCGACCTGGGCACTGACAAAGTCTTGCGGGGTTGCAGCCTTTGCCGCCGCCTCGATCGCGTCGAGGTCCAACTCAGTTTTTTCGGGCATGACAATTCCTTGGCCGCCCTTTCGCGGCAGAAGTTGTACAGAAGAATGATTGGGTATAGCTATCGGGCCCGATGGTCCGATTCACTGCGCATTTCTGAAGTATTTGTTCGTGCTAGTGGCAGAGGGGGCTATGGTGGGGGATGGAGATTAATAAGACGAAAGTCGTAGGAGTTTGGCATGAGGATCCGCGGTGACGTTTTTTGGGATTGGGCTGACCCAACGCTTCATCACCGGTCTCACGAGGAGACGCTCAGTGATGGGACCTACATCGATGTCCAGGTGCGACTGTCGCGAACAGGCAGTACGCAGATGTTCATCGGCGTCTACGCTCCCGCCGGCATGGCGATTCACGAGGAGTCCTTTGATTCAAGACCGAACGAAACAATGACTAGAGCCCTTGCCTGGGGGGTCGGTTATGCACGGAAATTGGCCACTAGAGCACATGAAGCAAACTTCATTACCGCCAGCGGGTGATAGGAGTGATAGAGGCCCAAACCATGGATCTACCGAAAGAATCCGACATCCAGCTTCGTCAGGCTCTTCTGTCTCTTATGGCTGCAGCCGAGCAGCTGGGAATCCATCCAGAACTGCTGAGACTTACTGCGATTGGCATTCTTACGAAGGAAGCGCCTGAATGGTGGGTGGATACATCACAAGTGGAAGCTTCGATTCGTGAGCTCAACGTATCGGTGAGCAGTCTTGCTGCCTGTTCCCCCAATGGTGTGGCGAAAACGGATTGAGGCGCCGCCAGGAGTACAAATGTGCTCATATCAGGGTTTTGCTACCGACCGGCGTGGCTGGAGAGCGAGACCCCTTACGGCCTCGCTGTAGATGTACTTGATGAGTTCCCATGGGATCGTGTGACGCTGGCCGTACTCACCCTCGCCATCGCATATCTCGCAGCCTTCTACCGGCTCATCCAGTTTGCGGCATTCCGGGCATGCCTGGGTGACCTCCAGCTTGAACTCACCGAGCAGCAGGGCCTTGGCGCCGTTCTCGGCCGTGAGCCGCTTGGGCATCAGGCAATATCCGTCAGGGATGGATATCAAAGGCCCAACAGGGACAATCGGCAGCCCAGTTTGAGCCGCATCCCTCTCTGCCTCTGCTTTGGTCCACCAGATGGCAGTACCAACCAGCCAGGATATTGGCTCGGGGTGGGGCTGCGGGGCTGGTTCAGCTGCAAGGTGGTGCCAGCTCTCAACCTCGAACTCTGCCGGGCGCAGGCCAAGTCGGGTCCCGTCTTCCATCGCCGCTGTGACGGCGCCGTGGCTATTCGTCCACACGGGATAGATTTGACCTGCTTTCGCAACTGGCGCATCGCCCTTGATGTAGGCGAGCCCGATACCGGGCATAGGGTCGGCGGTGACGGTCTTCAGCATCCGGACTGTGCGCGGCACTCGATCGCCGAACGGATAGCTGCTGCTGCGCTTGTGTAGCGCGGGGCAATCAACTTTGTTTTCTGTGGGCATGGGGATACCTCTGCAGTTGTCTAAAATTTTTGGATGTGTGGAGGGCCAAGCAATGTACTGCTATCTCTGCGGCTGCTATCTCGTACTGATATGGGACCGAGGCGAGGGCGGTAAGTCGTTGGAATGCGTTCTATGCGGGCGGTACGACATATCCAGGGACGCGCTGGCGGCCATGGCTCAACACCCGAATGGTCTAGACGTGGAGTTGAATAGGCTCTGGTTGGAGGAACAGCGGAAGATGAACATCAACCCTCCGCTTATTGAAAGCCAGACCGCCTACTGGAATTAGCAGCGCGAGTCAGCTATCCCCGCGAAAAAGGGCACGGCTGCACCTGTCTGACCACCTCGGTGTTGCTGGATCGGTTTTCTGTGGGCATGGGTAATCTCAACCGAGACGTTCAAGTTGTTGTTGGATGCGCTGGCCGATCCAGCGGACGACGAATACGGCCTTGCTGTTGCCAATCGCCTTGTAGCGCGGACCATCGGGGCATTCTTCTGCGGCCTTGCCGCGATAGGGGATTCGGGTGTGGTCGCCGGGGAAGCCTTGGAGCCATTCGCACTCCCAAGGGGTGAGTCGGCGTACTTGGGCATTTGCCTGCACCGCTTGAACCTCTGCCCGAGCTTCGAGGGTGTAGGCATGGTCGGCCTGAACTCCCACGCCATCCGGTCCACTGGATGGGTTCTCGCGCAACGCGCCGGCCTGAATCGCGTGGGCGACGATGGGCTGGCCGCGACCTGTGCCGTCTTCGCTCGCGTCGAAGCCCCCGGCCTTCAATGTGTGGGTGATCTCGCCTGCATCAGCGCCCTGATGCTTGCAATTGAAGGCGAGTAGCGCATTCTCCTGACCGCTGTTTCGGCCCAGGGCGAAAGCTTGATCATCAATGACGCATGGGTCTTGCGTGCCGTGCACGACCAGCATTCCGCTTTCTGCATCCTGTTGGGTGGCGCTGCCGGCCGCCTTGCCGTTGGCCTGGAGTGTGCCGCTCACAATAAAAGCTTCGGATTCGAAGTCCATCCGCCCGCTGGCGCTGGCGCTGGCGCATGCGTTGCGAGCTGGCGCTACATCAATCGGCCCGGCGGTATTGTTCCCGCCGTACACCCTAGGCCAGGCTGGCGGTGCAACTACATGGCCACCTGCGGCCCCATCTGTTCCTGGGAAGCCACCGCCTTCAGCGCGTGCATCAAGGGTGCAGGCAACGCCTTGCCCCTCGCCTCGGCGCGGCGCAGTATCCCGGCGCACGCCTTCGCGCTCAAAAAGTACTTCGAGGGGATCGAACCCTGTTCGAGCACTTGCGACAACGAACACACGGCGGCGTCGTTGGGCCAGGCCGAAATATTGGGCATCCAGAATCCGCCATGCGGCTGTTCGCGTGGGTCCATACACACAACCAGCGTCCTTCCATTTGCCCCCTGGCGGTTGGAGTTCTTCGGATTCGCCCACCAGGGCGCCGAGGAAGCAGCCAAACGCGTTGCCTTTGTCGGAGAGGACGCCGGGGACGTTTTCCCAGAGACAGGTGGCCTCGGGCTGGCCGCGCTTTGTTCGAACATGGTCAATTGCATCGAGGAGCTCCACGTATTTGATGGTGAGGGCGCCGCGGGGATCAGCAAGGCCTTCGCGCATGCCGGCCACGCTGAATGCCTGGCAGGGCGTGCCTCCAACCAGCACCTCGGGCGCCTGGATCTTGCCGGACAGCACCATGGCAGCCAGGCGGGTCATGTCGCCGTGGTTCGGCGTAGCGGGGTAGTGGTGGGCCAAAACCGCGCAAGGGAATGGCTCGATCTCGGCGTACCACTCGGCACGCCAGCCCAGCGGGTGCCAGGCTACGGTCGCAGCTTCAATGCCGCTGCAGACGCTTCCGTAAGTGATTGTCATTGAGAAACCTCTTTTGACACTCTGCCTCACTTATCCACAACGCAAGCTCTCAAACTGTCATCGAAGAGTTGATTGTATTTTGATATCATCTGGAGTTTTTTGAGGAGGTCGGTTAGTGAGAGAGCGAGTTCCAGTGCTGCCCAAAAATGAAAACAGGGATGTAAGAAATCTTGAGGACGTGTGGGAGGTTCTGTCTCGGGATGATCTTGATAAACTGAAAGTGACAGCCAAGAAAGCTTGGAGCTTTGTTGCGCGTAGCTACATTTCACTACTTGCTTTTGTGGCAGTGCTGCCAATTTTGGCCGTGATTGGGGCTGTATACTTTCATTTCCAGTTGGGGGGTGACGTACCGTGGTTAAGTGTGAAAAGTTACACCACTGCCGCGCACTGGGGGCAGATTGGGGATTTCATTGGAGGGGTTCTCAACCCACTCTTGAGTTTCGTGGCCTTCATAGCAGTATTGATTAACTTGGTTCTACAGCGCCGTGATCTTGCTCTGGCTAGAGAGGAGGCTCGGGAATCTAATAGAACCCAGCGAATGCAGAGCAGGATATTTCAAAAACAAAATGAAGCAGTAGAGCGTCAAAATTTTGAGTCGACGTTCTTTCGCCTTCTGGAAGCTCACAGTCAGCAATTTAAATTGGCGCGCGTCTCAGTGCCTAATTCAGTGAAAGACAAGGTTGGTGAAGATTGCTTTGCTTGGGTTACATATAAGTTTTTGCCCGCAGCTACATATGGCGTAGACCCCGTTGAACTCCTTCGGCAAAATGTCAGTGTGTATGCCTATGACTATTCCATGGGTTTGTCGAGATATTTTAAGAATCTGCATCAAATCTTGAAGTTCATCGATGGATACGGAAGTAGAAGTACGCTTAGTGAAGGCATGCCGTCGACTATGAGGGTTCGCAAAGCAATTCGGTACTATAGTGAGCAGCGAGTTTATGCCAATATACTTCGGGCGCAGCTTAGTAATGACGAGTTGTGTTGTATCTTCATAAATTGCCTAACTAATAAGGGTGCTGGGCTGAGACATTATGTTGAAAAATATTCGATTTTGAAGGGAGTCGAATTGCCTGAGCCTTTTGACTTCGGTTACGTGAAAAGTGTGTACGATGACATGGCGTACGCAGATAGTGAAGATATTACCAAAGAGCAGTTGCGTAAGGTGGTTTCTGAGAAGTATGACGTCTCTCAAACCAATGAGGACGAGTTTTAGTTATGCTCCTGAAACCTGCTGTGCCGATCGCGCGTGGTGGTGCGTTTCACGCTGCTTTCTGCTGATTTCAATCGCCGACATCGGCAGAGATCTTGGCCGCATCCGCCTCGTCGAGCGTTGTGTCGGTAGGGATGGCGATCCAGCCGGCCGCCACCAGGTGGTTGGGGTTGGCCGTGGCCCGCAGGTCTATGTTGGTGGCCTCGCTCACGTCGGTTAGCTGCTCGGCTCGAGAGTGGGGCTGCAGTGCTGCTTGGTCATGTTTTGTGATCCTTGCGTCCAGGCGCCGCCCTTGCCGGGGAGGCGTTATCGTTGAATAGGGAAGGCGCTGTAGTTGGCGCGCATTCTTCTGCTGGGCTATCAGTTCATGGGTGACTCGACCTGGTGGAGGTCGCCATGACACTGAAAAGCGATACCGAGGCCCTTGCCTCTATCGAGGAAGAAGCCCAGGCAATGCTGAAAAAGATCGGTCTGCCGGATGACCACCTGAAGAAGGAAATTGTCATCGGCCTGCGCCAGATCATTGCGATTGCGCGCTACCGGGAAGGGCTGGGCGCCGACCCTGTCGTTGAATAGGGGAAGGCGCTGGCGGGCAGTGCCGAATTGGGCTATTGCTTGGCTCTCGGTCAATCCATTCAGGGAGCGTGAGATGAAGCGGTTAATGATTTGTGCGTTGCTGGCTGCGTCGGGCGCGGCTCAGGCTGGCATTCCACTGGTGAACGCGACGTGCCCAGGAAACATCGAGGTGCACGCCGACAAGGGCGGACCGATTTATATCAACGGCAAAGAAGGCAAGCTGAAGAAGTTCAACGAGAACTACTTCGAAGCCAAAGGCAGTGGGGTGACAATCTCGCTGTCGATCAACCCGGACGGCTCGCCTGATGTCTCGTATACCGGGAAGGACCGGGCTAACGGGATTTGCCAGGTGAAAAGCGAAGGCTCCTGAGGCGCTGGCGGGCAGCGCCAGTTTGTTCAGGTAGTTGGTGTGTGCTATTCCGATATGGTCGAACAAGGAGAACTCTAATGAGATTTCTCATCGTTTTCGGAATTGCTCTGGTAGCCGCCCAGTTGGTTGGCTGCGGTGAAAAGGTGGAGGCGCAGCCGCAGGCCAACGTTGCTCCAAGTGCTTGCGGATGCTCTGACCAGGCAAACCTGATTGGGAATAAGCACGCCGTATACAATTGCAATTGTGGGGCGATGCAGTGCGTCGTCGCATTTTCAGCAAATGGAACCGGTGGTCCTTTGGGTGAAGTTGCGTTGCAGTGTAAGTAGATCGTTATCGGGCCGCTAATTGTCCGGCAGCGGCGGAGAGTCAGGCGGCGCGTACCTTGAACGACAGCATGGCGGTAGCGTCGTCGTTGAAGCACTCAACAAGCTCCTGATAGGCCCGGTACTTGGCCTGGCTGCGAGTGGCTGCCCACACGCGCTGCACGTAATGGCGCGCATCGCCCAGCATGTACCGCACATCATCCCAGTCGTACAGGTCGTTAGTGAGCACCTCCCACTGCTTGAGCGGCAGCTTCTCGGACATCTCGCCGTACTGCATTTTCCAGGTAGGGTGGTAGTTGCGGATGCGCTTCTTCGGGTCGCTGTCCAGGATGACGCCGATGTAGTGGCCCCGGTCGGCCATGATCACGCCTGGCTCACCGTTCGCGATGACGCGTCGCCCGATCTCTGCCGGCACGTCGTAGTGGCGGCGAACGTAGTCGCAGTTGAAGTTACTCATGGCTTTCTCCATGCATGCGCCGCCCCTCCGTGCTGGTGGCGGCATGGTGGCAATTTTGGTTCGAATGGTGTTTACTCATCGAGCCGGAGCGGGGCTTTATCCCTGCTTAATCCGGTATCAAGGCATCTGCTTCGCAGGTGCCTTTTTTGTGCGCGCTTGCCGCCTCTATAGGTCGATCAAATAAGGAATCGAAACGTGATGAAACGCTGGCTGCGGGCTATGGGGGTTTGTGTATTGGCTGCTGGCGCAACCGCATGCTCAACCATCGATAGCCTTGAACCTACTGACAGTGGAATTACCCTAGAGGTCGCCCACAAGCCATACGCGGAGGTCTGGAAGTCCTCGGTTAATGCTATGAGCACCAACATGGCTATCGTCGAAATGAACAAGTCGGCAGGGGTGATTAAGTCTGAAGTTCCTGCGGGAATTGCAACATGGGGAGAAGTGGTTGGGCTTTTCATCACTCCAACGACCAAAGCCTCCGAAAGCTACAAGATCCACATCGTGAGTAAGACTCGCTCTACGTATCAACTGACGGGGCAGAACTGGGCTCCATCGGTAGCCGCTCGCATACAGGCTGACTTGGACACGGAGTAACTCAGGTTATTGGCACTACACGTCGCTGAGGACGCGAAGCGATTCACTTGCCCTGAACATCTCAAGCCTTCGCGCCACATCCGGTGATACCGTGATTTCGTGGCGCGGAGGCGTCAACAGCGGCAGCGCTCCGCCCGGGCCCAGCCCATGCAGGTGATGAATCATTAGCGTCATCGCCTCGCCCTGTTCCTCGATCCCGGCCCACTCCATCAGCTCCAGCAGGGCCTGCTTAGTCCCTGGTCGAACCTTCAAGCGCAGGTCTTCTTCCTGTAGGCGCTCGGCCTTGGCCCTGCGCTTCTCGTCACGCTGCTGCTGCGTCAGAGCCATCATCGCCTCCATTGCGCACAAAGGTGGCGCCCGGCCCGATGTCGAGCAGGTCGCACACCCGGTTGATGATCTTGAGCGCGGCGTCGAACATCTTGGCGTCGTCCGGCTCGCGGGCCAGGCGCTTCATGTTCGGCTGGTGCTCCAGGCAGACCTTATCGACCAAGCGCCGGGCCAGCCTGCGCAGATGATCCGCGCTGTCGTGCATGCGCAGGCTCAGCGCGAATGCCAGGGCCACATCATCAGGCCGGTACTGGCCGCCGCTGCGGGTGATGTACAGCTTTCGGACCGGCTTGCGAATCGATGCGTCGAAAAGGGATGCCATGCTCGACCTCCTGCAGGCCGCTTGGTGGAAGGTGGAAATGCTCACGCCGCCTTGTTCTTTGCAGCGCGCTTCGGATTTTTCTGCTCAATCTCAAGATCCATGTCGTTCCAGCCGGCCAAGAACCAGGCCCCATGGAACGTGTGATAGGCGAATGGGTTGGCCATCTTGCCGCCACCGTTTCGGCGGCATTCCCGGCCAAGGTAGTAGACGCTGGGATGCTCGCCGCAATCGCTCATGGTTATGCACCTACCAGGTGGTGGAGGGGCGCGAACGGTATGTCGTCGTCGAAGTTGTCCGGCGGCGCCGACTGCTGGTTCTGATGCCCGTAGTTGTCATTTTGGTTGTAGTTGTTCTGCTGCCGAGGCTGCTGGCGCTGTTGCCGCTGCTGTTGAGGCTGCCGCTGTTGTTGCTGCTGGCCACCGCCCTGGTTATCCGGCCGGCCGCCCAGCAGCTGGAGGGTGCCGTTGATGTCAACGTGAACCTCGGTGCTGTACCGCTTGATGCCGTCCTTTTCCCATTCACGGGTCTTGAGCTTGCCTTCGATGTAGCACTGCGACCCTTTGCACAGATACTCGCCAGCGATCTCTGCGACCTTGCCAAACAGCACCACCCGGTGCCATTCGGTCTTCTCGACCTTCTGGTCTGTCTGCTTATCGGTCCAGGCCTCGCTGGTGGCCAGGCTTAGGTTGGTGACCGCGTTGCCATTGGGCAGGTAGCGGACCTCTGGGTCCTGGCCACAGGTGCCGACCAGGATGACTTTGTTTACGCCGCGGGCCATGTTTTCTCCTAGCGCTGCAGTGCTTTGCGAACGAACGGGTCGAGGTCAGGTTGGTTGAGCAGCCAGCGACGGTAGTCGGCCGGCAGATCGCTGAACTTGGTGCCGCGGTGTTTGCCGAACCCGATTACGGTCGGGATGCGGGCGTCTTCAGAGATGCTCCAGAGTTCTTCCCAGTCGGCCACCGGGCGGCCCAGCTCGGCAGCTAGGGCATCGAGAATCTTGACCAGCAGCAGTCGGCAGTTCTTCACATCATCCAGGGCTGCGTGAGCATTGCGGAGCAGGCCCTGGGCTTGCTCGCGGTAGTGCAGGTAGATCATCGCCGATTGTGAGTGGCTATCGGCGTTTGGCCATAGGCGACGGCTCAGCGCCGCGGTGCAGATACGCTTGAGATCCGGACGGCCAATGACACCCCAGTCGTAGTCGACGTTGTGACCGATCAGATACTCAACCTCGGCAGGCAGCGCGAACTCGGTATGGTCCGGGCAATCCGCCAGCTCCTCATCAAGGATGTGGCTGGTGGCCAGTGCGCCGAGCTCGATCGGCTTGCCCGGTTTGTAGCGCTGTAGGAATTCGCCAGCCACTGGCAGGCCTGGGGTGGCCGCCAGTTGCAGCCAAGCGGCCTCGACCAATTGTGGCTCGTTGAAGCCAGTGGTTTCGCTGTCGAAGATGAAGGCATTCATGCCGATTGCTCCTGAGGGGTGAGTTGGTACTTGCGCTGATCCTTCGCGGCGTTCAACTGCGCAAGGAGGTGAGGGGACTGCTCGAGGACGCGATAAGCTGCCGAGAACACGCTCTGCAGCTCCTGCATCGTCTCCGTGAGTGGAATCTTCGACAGGGCATCGTCGAGTGCTGCGGCCTGCAGGTCAGCCTGAGACTTGCCATCGTTTAGCCAGGCCAGGAGGCGCCGGCCGGTATCCGGGCTGATCACTTCAGGCTGATCGAAGAGCCGGGTCCGGTCCTTGGTGGCCACGGCAACGTTGCCGTCGTGGAGGAGGTCGAGCACCACGGTGAACTCGTAGTCAGAACCGTCACGCTGCTCGGACTTCATGCCAAGCTTGAGGATCTTCTTGCCTTCGCCCTGGACCGTCTCGGTCTTGCTGCGCATCGTGCAGATGATGTGCAGCGGGCTGGTTAGGATTGTGTCGACGAGCTTGCGGTGGCGCGGCGTCGTCTCGTTCCAGGCCGACCAGGTGTTGCCCTTGTAGCGCTGCTTGGCGATCGTGTCGTTGATCTCAAGGCAGCCACCGGAACCGACCCACTCGTGGGAGTAGCTGTCGATGATCAGCGTCGAGTAGCCGCCTGCCTCTGCAGCCTTGATGGCCTCGATGTACCGCTCCGGCGAGTACGGCGCGCTCAGCCCCATGACATCGAAGTCGGTCAGGTCGGCGTACAGCGAGGCGCTTTCGTGCTCGGTATCGATTACCGCGATCGTGCCGCCCAGGCCGATGGCCAGTTGCAGCGCGGAATAGGTCTTGCCTGATCCAGATGGGCCGGTAAGTGCTAGCCGTAGCCTTGCCTGCTTACGTTCGGCTTTCTTGAACATTGGGATGCCTTCAGTTCGGTTGGTTGTCCCACTGCCGCTCGATGCGAGCGGCCTCTTCTTCGTACTCTTTGCGCTCTTCGCCCTGGTACCACTCAGGCGAGAATGATCCGACTGTGCTCCAGTCGAGCTGGGCGGCCTGGCGAGGTGTCGTGTTCATGGTTGCCTCAGGAAGTGATGCGGTCCGCGTACGCGCTGGCGAGCATCCAAGCGGTGCAGAGGGATAAGGTGATGAAACTGCCGCGCCAGAACGCCATGCGTCTGGCCTGCTGGCGGCTCACGTGCGGACCTCGTAGGCGAGGGTGCAAATGCCGCACAAATAGGCGCGGCCAGACCATGCAGCCGGGTTCTCGATGTGCGCCATGCGCGCCTGGTTCATGGCGTCTTCCAGGGTCAGGCCTTTGAACACCATGAGGATTCGGTCGTCAGGGACTGTGTGCTCAGCCTCAGCTACCTGCTCGTCAATAAGCGACATCACAATAGGCGTAGTCATGCCACCCTCCCGTTTTCTTCCATCCACTGCTGATGCTTTCGAGTGACAATTTGGTTCAGGCGCTCGGCATAACCGCGCTGCTTGGGAATGTCGATCGCGCCGGTCAGTCCGGCAAGGTCGATGGCCATCGACAGTTCGCCGCGCAACCCTTCGCTGAACGAGGCTTCGATGGCCACGAAACGCGAGTTGATGATGGCGACCACCTCGTCGCGTGTTCCTCTGTTCATGCAGTCCTCCGGGCGGCACCTGAGCCGCACATGGTTTCCATCTTGTCGAGAGCCGAGCCGATCACTCGGCGGCTTTCTGCCCGCTGGCGCTCATCACGTTCGCGGATCATCGTGTTCCAAGCTTCGTTGTTTGCCCTGGCCTGCTTCGAGGTCAGGTGGTCAGCCCAGGCCGTGTCGCCGAATAGCTGGTACTGGCGGTCGACCTCCCGGGCTTGGGCGCTGTCTGCGTACAGCTCATACTCACGAGCCATGGTCGCCTCCAGGGGTGGTTGTGCGGCCGCATTGGCCAGACGTCAGGCGCGGGTGACCAAACCCACCGTGAAAGGTGGCCTGGCGCCTGCCAATGCGGTCGTATGTGAAGGGAAGGGGATGCAGATGCCGGGCGCTACCCCGGCAGCTGGCTTGGCGTGGACCCATCCAGCGGTGCAATTCGTTTACCCTCAGAGCGAGGGAAGGGACGTCCACAGGTGCTTCGGTAACCGCGCCCTGAGCTGGGCGCTTATCTGCATCGGGGTGTGAACTGGCAGGAGCCAATCTCTGCATCGACCGGTGTTCGTTCCTCCCGATCTCGCTGGATAGAAGCTGTGCTGCTTGGCGGCAGGATTCAGTTCACACCCCGATGCAGCCTGCGATGGGGAGCAGGGCATCGGGCAGTTAACGACAGGCTGTCGTGGCGCTTACTCGTTGTTGAGCCAGCGCAGAACCTCTTCCTCGCCGATAGCGTTGAGGAATTCGGTCGGGTCGACATCGCTGCTGGCCAGCCATTCGGATATCTCGGCCTCGTCCATGGTTTCCAGAAGCTTGCCGGCGCCGATGTGGTTGACGATCTCGTGGGGCTCCAGGTCGTGCAATCGATCGTCGATGTGCAGCGACTCAGCGATGTCGCTGCCTTTGCCTTCAACCGCCACGCGCACCTGGCTGTTCCGGCCCACGCTTTCAACGCTGACGCTATCCGCGTCGAATGTGATGCTCATGCTGTGTTCCTCTGGTTGATTTCCCAGATGCCACTCTCTGAATGGCACCTGGTGAAATCCCGGCCTCGCTACTGGCGACAGGCCGGGGCATTGCGTCAGCGGTGATCGCTCGAGCTCAGCCGCCGACGGCCCTGCTCTCAGTTCGGTTGGCCTGGAGCTTCCCTATCACCTCGCGTCGATCGGCCTCGGCGGGGTGGTCGCTGGGTAAGGTGTTCGCTACACGACTGCCGACTGCAGCTCTGCGGCCCGTTGTGTGGGCAGTCCGTCGTGGAGTGCCGGTCCGCGTTCCGGCTGGTCTATCTACTTCATGGGCAGGTTCCTCCTCTTGGTTAATCGCTGCTCGCGCTGTGCCAGGCACCGACGCCCGTTCTGAGGGCATCCCGGCAGGGAGCGTTTGCAGCGCAACCCTCCATCCGCTTTCCGTTGCCCGGCCTGTGTTCCTGCCGCGCTGACGTTCCGCCTGACTTCGAGCTGGCCAGTTCCAGAGCTGGCATGGGGATCGAATTTATTGCTCGCGCTGTGCCGTTGCCGGGATCGATCCGCGAGGTTCCCATCGATGTGAAAGAGCGGTGAGGCTTGAGGGCCTCTGCAGTCCCTCGTGAGTGACTGCTTGAGATGAAATATAAGGATGCTTATTTTTGCTGTCAATAAGCGTGCTTATAATTTTTATAGCGCCCACAAAAAAGCCCGCGCTAGGCGGGCTTCATTGGAAGGGCTGGATCACTCGTCAGGGCTGGGCTTGGCGATGAAATCCTTCGGGATATACGGCACCTTGGTCACCTTTCCATCCTTTGTTTCGAACGACACGGACTTCGCGCCGCCGAATGCTGTGGCATGGCTGTAGACCCACATCTGGCCGTCTTCCCTGGATGTGACCATGTAGGGGTTGCCCATGATCTCGTAAAGCTGATCTTCGGTCATGCCGACCTTGACCTGGCTGGCCTGGCCGAAGGTGAATGGGGTGCCGGCGCAGCCCGCAAGAACGGCGACTACTGCGGCGAGAAAGAATCGGTGTATGTGGCGAAGCATGGCGACCTCCCTGTGAATTGAGACGCCATCCTACCACTCTGGCAACCAGCCATCACTCAGCCGTCAGGGCTATCAGGATTCGACTTGGAAATCAGGTAGGCCAGCAATTCAGCAATGGAATCGCTGTTTTCCATCAGTACTTCCAGGTGCTCGTTGATACGGTCGTACGCCTCTGAGGCGCCTCGCTGGTCGAGCCAGATCCCCACCTCTTCGACTGCGGCGCCGAGTGCGTTGATGTTCTGGTTCAGCCGAAAGAGCAGGGCGGCTGTCGGATCGTCGGGAAGGTCGGCCATGGCGATTCCTCCAAGTCATGAGGAAATCGTAGCAGGCATGAAAAAGCCCGCCGAGGCGGGCTAGTCCGAAGCTGGTTCTATGTTTGATGGTGATTTACAGGGCTGACAGGTACGCCTTCGGAGCCCTTTGATCCTCTAATGATCTTGCGTATTGCATCAGCATTGTTTGAGTTAACTAGATTGGAGCTACCGCTCTCTAAATCTTTTAATGATTCATCGATATTAAAGCTCACCGCCACGTTAAGCTCCGAATCACTAATTCCATCGGTGAATTTCGATAGGTCAATCATTATTTTATGAATTTTCCTACTGTTTTTTCCGACTTCAAACTGGATTCCAGTATCGCCATTTATTATTCGGCTATTTTTCTCTTCGGAAATATATTTAAACTCTAAAAAATATGTGCCAGGCCCTTTGTCTGATTCCTCAACTCCAGCGCGAGTGGCTACTGGGACATCAAAGGGTGAGATCATGAAGTGAATCTTAATCCCATTCTTATTTTCCGAGGTCGGCTTATTGATCTCTTCTTGGGAGACAGTAATCCATTCGGATATGTGATTAGATTTCATTAAACTCTCTCCAAAAGCTCGCCAATCAAGGCGACCGTCAGGCTATAGTGTGACACAGAATCCGGCGATACACCATTTGGGTTTGCGCTGTCAAGTACAACAACGCCCCAGACCCGCCCACAGCTTTCGATCGGGATTGCTGCGATAGATCGTGGTAGCTTGCGACCATCACTTATGTACTTTTCAAGCATGCCAACGTCACTAAACGTCGAGGCTGCATAGCTTTTCTTATCCCGGACCTTAGAGTTTTCTGTGATGTCTGGAAGGTCGCATAAGACGATTGGGCGATTTGTCGCCCAGGCGCGGCCCGCGATGCCCTCTGCCTTATCAGCTACATCGGGAGCGAAAAAAGCTGCTTTTGAATTCTGAGATGTATGTCCGGAGCGAAGAATGGGTACCAGATAACGCGAGAAAATAGGGTTTTTCCCCCAGGGAGCAAGACGCGAGGTGGAACTCCAGTGGCGCACAAAGCAAGTGCTTCCGGTGTGCTTGAATATTGTGACGCGATCCCGATCCCGTAGCACTGGATCATCTCCAGCGAAAGCGCCCTGCTGATAGCCATTCAGGATGAACTTGAGCTTTTCAATTAGCCAAGGATCGCATTTTCTTTTAGCCCAAAAGGTAGCTATTGCCAAGATGCCAATTAACAAATAAATGTATAGTGAGTTGTTTTGGATGACTTCAAATGCGCGCCATACAATTGGTCGTTCTTTTGTCCAATCCTCATCGCCATCGATGGACAGGATCCACCCCATTACAGCTAATGCTGCAGATATTCCCATCCAAGTGATTTCGGAAAATCTATATATTTGACGTCTCAAAATTCCGCTGTTGATCATGAGTCAGCTCGGTACAGTTTAAGTGCGTATGGCTTTATTTGCTTTAAATTAAATGATTCTGCTGACTCGATTAATCCTTTTGCGTGATGGCTTCTATGTTTTCTGCAATAAGTTTGTGTTCCAGCTCAGAAGCGCTCGATGGTATGGCGCTACTCTTTTCCCTGGAGATAAGCCCTATCTTCACCTCTTCTGCATACCCCTGCAGCTTGTCCTCGACATCCTGGAAGCGAAGGGAGATCTCCATCAGCTGGTTTGCCCCGTCCTCATCCCCTGCGGCCAGAAGCTTCTTGGCGAAGGTGAAGAGGTCCACGCCCGACCACTTGAGAGTAGAGGCGGCCTCCTTGAGGTCGCGGCGGAGTTCTTGGTTGGGCTTGGTTAGGGGCATGGCAACTCCTCACAGAGCCGATCTAGGCCATTTAGCATCAACCACCCGTCCAACCAGAACCCACTCGCCATCCATCTCGACAGTCGGGAACGAAGGGTTCAGCGGCTTGAGGAAGGCACGGCCAGAATCCCAGATGAACTGCTTGAAGGTCGCTTCATTGGTGTCGACCATCTTGGCCACCACGAACTGGCTGCTCTCAACGTCGAAACCTGGGGCCACCAGGATCACCATACCCTCAGGGAACGACATGCCATTTGGCGAGGTCATCGAGGGGCCTTTCACCTTGAGCCAGAACCCGTTCGGGCCAGCCCAGGCATCCGATGGGTGAACCTCGCACAATGCGACGTTCGAAATCTCTACAGCTTCCACGGGCATCCCCGCCTGGACCCAGCTTATTTCTGGGTACTCGTAATACCTGAAAGGCCCCGATGCAGGCTCGACGTTAGCGTCGAATCCAGGCGCGCCGTCAGTCATCTCGCCAATGCCTTTATCGAGCCAAATTGCGCTGACCCCACAGGCCTTTGCGATAGCCGCTATGTGAGCGCTTTTCAGGCTCTTTCCTGTTTCCAGCTGCGATATGGCTGGTTGCTCTACGCCTGCTTTTTCAGCCAGTTGCTTCTGGGTGAGCTTGGCGTGCGAGCGGGCGATTTTCATGCGTTGGGCGAGTGTCGTCATGCACAGCAATTTATAAGTTGCCTTATAGGGTTGCAAATAAGGCTCCTTATTCATACGATATAAGCAGGCTTATCAGGAGGGATCGCGTATGACCCCCATAGAAAGGCTCGTCGAATTCTTCGGCGGCCAGACCAAAACAGCATTGGCTCTCGGCGTATCCCAGGCTGCGGTTTCGTACTGGGTGTCCGGGATCCACTTCATGAGCGCCGAGAAGGCCTTCAAGGCAGAAGAACTCACATCCGGCGTGATCACTGCTCGCGAACTGTGCGTTCGGCCAACAGCTAAATCCGCCGCTTAACCAATTTCATAGCCGCAAGGAGCCAACCAAGCATGTACCAAGACCCGAATCAGAAGCGCGCCATCCCGGTGAAGGTCCGTTTCGAGCCCGTGCTCGACCGGATTCTCCGCAAAGCAGCGAGCAAAACCCGTATGCAACACGCGACCTATCTCTACGAAATCATCGAGTGGGCAGTAGCCAACGGCGTTATCGAGGAGCTGATGCAGGACAAGCAAGAAGATATCGCGGGCTGAAGGCCCTTTGGAGGCCCAAATGACCGTACAGCTTGATCAGCTGCCGCCGGTTGCGCGGCAGCGAGTAGAGGGGCTGATGAGGGCTAACAACTGGGATTTCAGTAGAGCGATGAACGAAGTGTTCGAAGCAGCTGTAGCCAGTGGAGCCTTGTCAGTGGTTGGCCGCCGAAAGGCCAAAGTCTTGCAGTTGGTGCCCCCAATAAGGGCCTCTGCGAGGGACTCTTCAGGGTAGGGCGGAGGCCCTCATAACACTCAACCTCAAACGACAAAAGCATCCAGGGGATCACCTGATGGCCTACGACGACAAAGCACACCGACACGACCACCAGGTCAAGGTCCGCTTGGATGACGAGGACTTCAACGAGCTGAAGGGGTACGCCCTGGAGCTCAAGGCTCAGCACAGCGTGCTGGCCCGGGAAATCATCCTGGCTGCGCTGGCGTTCAAGAAAGAGCACGGCCACCTGCCGCTGATCAACGAGAAGAAGGCCAGGGCCTGAATAGGTCATGGGAGGACGCATGTCACCTGCGAATGAAGCAGTGCAGCACGACGTAAAGGTCGAGAACTTCCGCAAGACGGATTTCCAGGCGCTTGAAGCCTGGGCGGAAGAGGTAGGCCTGACCCCGGATGAGCTGGCGTCGCAGATCGTCGGCATGGCCACCCGATTCATTGCAATGCGAGGCAAGCCCAAGAGCAACAACGTGGTGCCGTTCGCGGCGCCGAGGTAACCGTCCGATCCCTAATTAGGGACCCGGGCGCTAGTCCCTCATTGGGGTCGAACCAATAGAGCAGGAGAAGGGCATGACCCAAGAAGAATTGAAACAGGAAATCCAACTGATCTTTGCGCGGGCCTGCGCTGAGTCGCTGAAGGAGTCGGTCGGCTACATCATGCGCGACGACATTAATGAGGAGAAGGCCAGAGCTCACGGCGAAGCGTTCGCCTCAGCCTTCGTATTCATGTCGCGCTATTTCACAGGCGGAACGATCCGGTCATTGGCGGAACAGGGGCATAAATCCCAGTCGAGTAGTAGTTCCGAAGCTGGCCCTCAATAACGGCCAGGGATTCCTTGTCCAGGGTCAGGCCATCAGATGTGAGGTTAATGATCGAGCCTTTGAAGTAGCCGCCAGCGATGAGGGCGTTAAGCGTGTCACGAGCCATTTGCTCGACAGATTTTTCAGCCATGTCCGGTCTCCTTGGACCTTGTTGTGTGGAAGCAAAAAGCTACCACGGATGCGCCGGACACCCAATGCAGCACCGCAACACAAAATCGCAGAGACAAAAAAGCCGGGTTCGCGGCCCGGCTCTCTGCAATACACAACTTGTGAAGGGAATTATGCATATGCAGACCCAAAGTGTACAGGCCCTGTCCAGGCCCGCGCCACAAAATGCGAACCACGATTTCGTGGCGCGCACGGAAATAGTCACGGTGTTCGATCGCGAAGCTGTCACCAGCACCGTCACCATCGCCCGAGAAACTGACAACGAGCACGCCAGCGTGATCGCGCTGGTTCGCAAGTATCAGGCCGATTTCAGCGAATTCGGAGGGGTCAGATTTCAAATCGAACCCTTTGAAACTCCTGGCGGCGCCCAAGCCCGCGAGATCGCGTTGCTTAATGAACAGCAAGCGACCCTGTTGCTCACCTACATGCGTAACACCTCGATAGTCCGCGACTTCAAGAAGCGCCTGGTCAAGGAGTTCTGGCGCTTGGCGAAAGCCGCCCCGGCCCAGCCCGCCGACCTCAGCAAGCTGGAAATCCTCCAGATGGCCCTTGAGTCGGAGAAAGCCCGCGTCCTGCTCACTGTCCAAGTCGAGGCCCAGGCCAAGAAGATCGACAGCCTGGAAAACCTGTTCAAGGAAGGCATGAGCCACGTTCAGTTCTGCAAGGGCCTCAATGGGGTCAACGTGATGCAGGTTGGCCATTTCCTCGAAGGCCGCAACTGGCTCTACAACGAGAGCAAGTCCGGTACCCGGTACCGCGTCGCTGCCTACGCCCGCGACAAGTACATGACCGAGCACCAGCAGGAGATCACCCCGCACGGGAAAGAGGCATTCATCAGCTACACGCCGATCCTGCTGCGCAAAGGCGCCGTGCGCCTGTACGAGCTGTACCTAGCCGGCGAGCTGCCCATGAAGAAGAACTGGGACGGTCTGCACACCCACGACAAGGCCGTGCGGGGTGCAGCATGAGCGACTTCGTGAAGATCACCGAAATGCCGGCCAGTGAGTTCCCCGCCTACCTGGATGGAATGAACAAGCAGATGCGTGACTGGACCGACCAGGCCGCCCGGGGCGAATGCGGCTGGATCTGCTCCGACTGCTGCCTTTCCGATCCGAAAGGCATGCCAGACGCCTGCTTCTATGGAAACGCCAAGTGCACCGAAATCATCCAGCGCGACAAGCTGCGCGCTATGCGTGAGGGGAGCGAGCCGTCATGACTGTCGGCAAGGATCAACTCAAGACAACGGCTCAGGCTGCGAGCCAGGGCCAGTGGGCCCAGGACGGCTTCGAAGTTCATAACGACGATATTGAAGACTATCTCGTTGCCAAGGCCCGATCTCTGGCTGATGCCGCGTTCATCGCTGCCGCCAGTCCCGCTTCGATCCTGGAGCTGCTCGACGAGAACGAGGCGCTGCGCATGCAAGTCAAGGAGATCGACCTGCTGTTTGGGCGCTATCTGCTTGGCATGCGTGCCGCCGTTGTGGAATGGCAACAAGGGAAGGGTGCTGATGCCGCGATGCAGTGGATCTGGAACGGCTTGCGTGGCCCTGGCGAGCTGCCGCCGGAAGTAGAGACCCAGGCCCAGGCCTACTTCGACCGCGAGGTGGTGAAGATCGAGGAAGGCCTGGAAGAGGTGTACGCCTACCGCGAAAAGCGCCGTGCTGAGAAGGACAAGGAGCGCGGCCAATGAGCGTCCAATCCATGTCCTGGGCATTGGAGCAGCGCGACATCGTAGACGCCACTGCGCGCTACGTGCTGCTGGTCCTGGCCAACTATGCCGACAAGAACGGCCGAGGGGCTTTTCCGTCCTCCGCCAGCATCAGCGATGACACCGGCCTGTCCATCCGCACGGTGAAGTACAAGCTCGACCACCTGCTGGAGATCGGGGCAATTCGCCTTGGGAATCAGGCTATTGCCGGCGCCTACATCGACCGTCACGACCGCCGCCCAACCGTTTACGACCTGTGCGTAGAACGGGGTGCACCAGCTGCACCCGGTTCCGAACGGGGTGCAAATGACGACGCAACGGGGTGCAGCTCACGACAGAACGGGGTGCAAACCACGACAGAACGGGGTGCAGGAGCTGCACCCAATCCATCAATTAACCATCAAGGAACCACCAAAGAACCGAAGGGGCCAGTCGCTGACGCTCCTGCGGCTCCGAAGAAGGCTCCTAAGTTCGATCCGATGACTGCAAAGCCGGCAAACGTCAGCGACGCCGTATGGGCTGATTGGTGCCAGCACCGCAAGGAAATCGGCAAGCGCCTGACCAAGACGTCGTGCGGGCGCCAGGCCGCCCAGCTGGCCAAGCACCACGCACCCGACGCCGTGATCAACCAATCGATCAGCAACGGCTGGACCGGCCTGTTCCCGGAGAAGGTGCTGCCGGGTGCACAGCAGGGCCAGCGCCGCAACGGTCCCGACTTCAACGACACCAGCTGGGCTGATGACCTGGGGGGCTTATGACCGAACAACCGAAACTGCGCAGCGTGACGCAGATCATGGCCACGGCCCGCAACCTGCCAGCCGAGGTGCAGGCTCCGGCCAAGCAGCTGGACCCAGGCACCACCGAAGTGGTCAACGCCCTGTTCAAGGAACTGCAGGCCATCTTCCCGGCGTGGAAGCAGGCCTGGCCGGATGACGAGGCCCTGAAGGCTGCCAAGCGCAGCTGGATCAAGTCCTTCGTAACCGCGGGCATCAACACGCTCGAGCAGATCCGCTTCGGCATCCAGAAGTGCCGGGTGCTGGGTACCGACTTCGCCCCGAGCAGCGGCAAGTTCATCAAGCTGTGCCAGCCGACGCCGGAGGAGATGGGCATTCCGCCGCTTGCGCGGGCCCTGGCAGAGGCGCTGGAGAACTTCCACCCCAGCAGGGCAGATTCCCGCACCTGGTCGCATGCAGCGGTGCGCCACGCGGCCCTGCAGTGCGAGGCGCAGAACCTGGGGTCGATGGAGGTGGAGCGGGCCGAGAAGGTCTTTGCTCGGGCCTACGACATCACCATTCGCATGCTGGTGGCCGGCGAGCCACTGGGCGACATCGCCACCGGTATCGGCCACGACAGTCAGAAGAGCCTGGTCGAGCTGGCTGACGAGTACGCGAATCAGCGCCAGGTCCGCCTGCTGGAGATTCAGCAGATCCCATCGAGCGCCGCCGCATGCCGTGCACACCTGCTGGCTAAGTTGAACATCAAGCGCGCCGGGCAGCCGGCCGGGGAGGGGGTGTGATGAATTCCCTCTGGCTTGCCTTCGTCTTTGCGCTTTGCGCGCTCGGCGGCTGGGTTGGAGCTCACGAGAGCATCAAGAACGACTGCGACCGCATCGGTGGCTTCTACATCGGCAACACCACCTACAACTGCGCCATCGGGAGGGCAAGGCCATGACCGAGAAAATCAGCGTCAATTGCCAGGCCAAGCTGTCCGAGGCCGTAACCATGCTCACCCGTCTGTTCCGCGACAAGAAGTTCGTCGTGGTCACCATGCGCCCAGGCAAGGACCGCACCCTGGACCAGAACGCCCTGTGGTTTGCCATGTACGACCGCATCGCCAAAAGCACTGAGATGGGCGACATCGAGGATGTGCGCCGGTACTGCAAGCTGCACTTCGGCGTGCCGATCATGCGCGCCGGCTGCGACGAGTTCCGCACCGGTTGGGCGGAGTCGTTCATCCATCTGCCGTATGAGGTGAAGCTGCGCCTGATGGGGCCGTGCGCCATGTTCGGGCCGGATGGCTTCCCGGTGACCCGGCTGTTCGACCGGGCCCAGGGCTGCCAGTACACCGACCGCATCGTGGCCGAGTTCTCGCCGCAGGGCGTGGTGTTCAGCGATTTGCTCAGCGAGGAGGCGGCATGAGCCATCAGTTCAAGCCGGGAGACCTGGCGCTGGTTGCCGGATCTCGCACTGGGACGTCACCGAATATCGGCAGGGCCGTAGAGCTGATTATCAAGCTTGCCCCTGGCCAGGTGTTCGATACGTCAAATGGCAGGAAGGCCACGAATGCCAGCGGGTACGTGGCGTGGGCCGTACATGCTGAAGGAGCTACAGCGGTAGGGGATAGTGGGCGCGTCGATGTCGGCGGCATTTTCTTGATTCAAGAGCGCTTCCTGATTCCCCTGCGCGGCGACTTCGAGCCCGAGCAGCAGAAAGCCAAGGAGGCCGAGCCATGCGCGTAACCGAGATCAAGTCGAAGAAGTGCAAGGCACCAGGTTGCGGCAAGCCCTTCAAGCCGACCATGACCACGCAGAAGGTGTGCAGCATCGCCTGCGCCCTGGCCATGTCGAAGGATTCAAAGGTGCAGAAGATTGCGGCCAAGGCGATCACCAAGCAGGCCCGCCAAGAACTGCAGGAGCGCCGAGAGAAGCTGAAGACCCGCCGCGAGCACATGGCCGAGGCCCAGGCCGCGTTTAACGCCTACATCCGTGAGCGCGACGCCGGCCTGCCGTGCATCAGCTGCGACTCGAACCCGAGCGACCACGACCTCATCACCGGCAGTCGCTGGGACGCCGGACATTACCGGTCTGTGGGCGCCTGCCCGGAACTGCGCTTCGAGCCGCTGAACGTCCACCGCCAGTGCGTGAAGTGCAACCGCAACCTGTCGGGGAACGCGGTCGAGTACCGCATCCGTCTGGTGAAGCGCATCGGCGCCGACCAAGTCGACTGGATCGAAGGGCCTCATAAGCCCCAGCGCCTGACCATCGAGGACCTGCAGGCCATCAAAGCCCTGTACAGGCAAAAACTCAAAGACCTGCGGAGTGCGGCAGCATGACCAAGGCAGCAATGATCGGTGGCCCGCCCACGCAGGCCTCCGAGGGCTGGTTGAAGCCGATGTTCCCGATCACCGGGCGGGCGCACTACTTCGAGAAAGAGTTCGAACTGCCGGCGCTGGACGGCCAAGGGGTGGCGGTGTCATGGCACTCCCTCTGCGGCATCGATGCCGTCAGCGCCGGGAAAATGCCGATGTTCGATGCTGGAAACTGGGTTCGCTGCAAGCGCTGTGAGCAGCAGATCGAGGGGAGAAGTGCGGCATGACTTGGGATTGGAATGACGCAGCGCACATCCTCGTGCTGGCGTTGATCGTGGCAAGCAACTTGTGCGTTTGGCGCGCCATGCGCGTATCGGATCGGATGAAAAAGGAGAAGGGCGAATGAGCTATCAGAACGTGGTATCAGCGGTGGTTCGCGCCCTGGCGGCTGAGACGATCAACAGCGCCGGCGGCTGCAATGTCGAGCCTCGGGTGCAGACCAGCAAGCTCAAGGGCGAGATATCGGGGAAGGATGCCGCGCTGCTGGCTGACTCGATCGTGCACAAACTGCTGCACGCCCAGCTCAGCCCACGACACTGGAATGCCCTGGTGGCGAAGTACAGCACGCACAAGGGGCGCAAGATCGATTCCATCGGCCGCCTGGTCGCCATCGTGCCAACCCCGGCGCCGAAGCGCTTCACTCAGCAGGCAGTTCTGGTCTGGGCGGTTCCGCAGCAAACGAAGGGCATTCAGCGCAAGGTGCCCCAGTTCAAGGCGCCTGACCCTCGCGAAAACGAACGGGAAGGGCAGTGGGATTGGCGCAACAAGGCTGCTGCTGCCGCTGCTGAGCGCGCCAACAAGCACGCCCGTGCCGTGGCCGAGGTGAAGCCGGGGGAGATGATCGTCCTGGCCGAGTCGAACTACGACATGACCAACTGGGATTCCCAAGGCCTGACCGAGCGCACCTACCAGCGTTGGAACCGGGCAATCAAGGGCGCGCTGGAGTCGCTGGTGAACGAGGCGCTGACCGAGGCCCAGCACATGCTTGAAGCGATTGGCGTGCTGTTCGACGAGGCCGCGTGAAAATGGCCTCAAAAGGGCTTGCAATATCATGTCGCCATGTCGTAAATTTGCTCCATCCTGTCATTCCTGCGCGTGTTGAGGAGTGACGAAAAGAAACCCGGCCAATGAGCCGGGTTTTTTATTGCCCGAAGAGGGCCTCAAGAGTCCCGGCCAAGCGCCGGGATTTTTGTTCCCGCAAGAAACGCAACTGCAGCCAGGGCAGGCCCTAACGGGACAGCCTGGACACTGCTAGCCGGTAGTGTGGTGTACGGAAAAACACCGGCAGCCCGCGCACCCTGACCTCACATGCTTTCAGGGTGGCGCGTGACCGGATCGGCGAGACTGGTGCATTGGGGTGCCAGCGCTGCAATGGTCTTCGGCGGACAGGTGGGGAGAGACCCACACAACGCGGGTAGCGTAGGACGCTCAGTCACATGCTGACAATCAGGGTTCGTTTCCCTGTGCCCGCCCCAATTCGATTCGTTATGTGCTGCTCCGCACCTTTGCCCGGTCCCTCAATAGGGCCTCCCCTCCGGGCCTTTTCTTCTAGGAACCATTCATGGCCGAACCAGCAAGCACGACTGCCGGCGTCCTGCTGGTGAAGTACGGCGTGATCATTGGCGGCTTCGCAGGAGCGATCCTCTCGCTTACCTTCCTGCGGGGCCTCACCCGGGGCCAAGCGGTCGCCGCCTTCTTCACCGGATTCGCATCGGCAGTCTTCTGCACCCCGCTCGCCATAAGCTACTTCGGCCTTGGCACAAGCGGAGAAACCCAATACGGCGTGGCCTTTCTGATAGGCCTTCTGGCAATGAACATCATCCCGGCGCTGAAGTCGCTCGTGGGGTCGTTCGGAGCCAAAGGAGCTACCTGATGAGCTCGACCCTGATTTCAGTCCTGATCGGCGCCAATGCCTTCCTGAGCGTGCTGGTGGTGATCGCTGCGTGCGACTACCTGCGCCGCATCCGCCCAATGGATCACCCGCTACTGGCCGTCGCGTTCTACCTGGTGGCCATCGGCGCCTTCGGCTCGTTCGTCCTGGCCATGAACGGTCATGTGCCCACCGTGTACGGCGTGATCCTCAAGCTCGGGATCGTCCTGTACGCGGTCGCTCGACGTGGCCATGTGTTTCAGCCGGGGTAGGGCGCCACAAATTCGGGATGCGCCGTTTCGTAGCGTTTCACTCTGAGCGCAGCAGGGGGAATAGCTCGTCCGGATTGCGTGAGTCGGCGTTCATCTTGTCGCACGCAGCTGCGGCGTCAGATCTGTTTGTGAAGCCAAATTTCAGCCTGGCCTTTTCCTGGTTGTCATAGATATCAAATCCGCCCGAAGTTGTGGCGGAGTAGAACCGGTTACCGATTCGGAAGGACTCGCCTTCTATTGGCACAGCCGGAACGATAACGAATCTTGGTTGCATTTTTTGTGCCTCCCCAGGCAGATAACTAAGTATTAGTCCCACAGAGGGAAATCATCAACATGACTCATCGAGACGATTCGATGACGGGTCGTGTCACTCGGATCCGCCACGAGCTACCGGTCAGTAACGAGATCAAGGCTGCTGTATCCGGCCTAGATGCTGCGCTGGCGGCTGCAATTGACGTCGCTAAGACTGCCGGGCTTCCGCAAGGATTGATCGTCGGCCTGCTGCATGGCCATGCCCACGCCGAGACGCACAAGATGGTGTGCAAGTGAGTGGAGAAACGGCCAGGCCCATGCCGCCACCTGCATTGCTTGAGCTGACCGATCTATCGATGCTCGGTACCAGGCTTAAGCCAGCGCCTGAGGTCGGCGAGTGGGTACAGGCTGCGATCCTCAGTGACACAGGCGATCTGCACAATCCCGACCATGCCCACTTGATCGACGCACCGCTGCGCTTTCTGTGGGCGTCCGCCTGCTTCGAGAGGCAAGGTCGAACCGTGGTAGGTCAGGCCGAACAGCTGATGTTCCGCGCTGGCGGATGGCAGAAGGCTCGGCAAGAGCAGCAAATGATCGACTGGTTCGGCGAGGTGCCGGGCTTCGTTATCACCCTGGCTGCCGATTACTGCTCCCAGTGCTCCGACACCGAGTTCTGCGCTCTGGTCGAGCACGAGCTTTACCACATAGCCCAGAAGCTCGATCAGTACGGCGCGCCCAAGTTCACCCAGGACGGGCTGCCCTGCCTGACGCTGCGTGGCCACGATGTGGAGGAGTTCGTCGGAGTGGTTCGCCGCTACGGCGCCGGGCATGACGTACAGCAGCTGATCGACGCTGCAAGCCGGCCGCCTGAGGTGGCCAAGATCAACATTTCGAGGGCCTGCGGAACCTGCCTACTCAAGTCGGCCTGATTTTGACGGGTCCTGACGGATGACAACCCTATGGCAGCACTACGAAGCGAGGTCAAAGCCTTCATTGTTCAGGCTCTGGCCTGCTTCGACACACCGTCGCAGGTTGCTGAGGCCGTCAAGAAGGAATTCGGGATTGAAGTGAGTCGCCAGCAGTGCGAGTCGCATGACCCCACCAAGTATGCAGGAAGAGGTCTGGCCCAAAAGTGGGCTGACCTTTTCCACGAATGCCGAAAGCGCTTTCGTGAAGAGACGGCAGACATTCCAATCGCTAACCGAGCGTTTCGGCTGCGCGGGCTTGGGCGATTGGCCGAGAAGGCCGAGAACATGCGAAACCTGGCGCTGACCGCTCAGCTGTATGAGCAGGCGGCCAAGGAATGCGGCGACATGTACGTCAACCGCAAGATCGAACCCGACAAGCCCCTGGGCTCCCAGGCGGACCAGCAGCACGCCGTTGCTGAGTACAAGCTGGAGCCAGACGAGAATGTCCCCGCTACCCCGTACCTATGAGGCTCCGGTAAAGCTGACGCCGAAGCAGGCGAACATCTACGTGTGGGGCTTCCAGCGTAATGCCCGCTTCCGCGATGCGGTGTGTGGCCGGCGATTCGGCAAGACCTTCCTCGGCAAGGCTGAGATGCGCCGCGCGGCCCGGCTGGCTGCCGAGTGGGGTGTCAGCGTTGAGGATGAGATCTGGTACGCAGCCCCGACGCAGAAGCAGGCCCGCCGAGTGTTCTGGCGCCGACTGAAGCAGGCCATCCCGCGAGAGTGGCGAGAGTGCAAGCCGAACGAGTCGGACATGCTGATCACGCTCAAGAGCGGCCACCTGATCCGGTGCGTTGGCTTGGAGAATTACGACGACCTGCGCGGCTCAGGCCTGTTCTTCGTGCTGGTGGACGAATGGGCGGACTGCAAGTGGGCTGCGTGGGAGGAAGTCCTGCGACCTATGCTGTCCACCTGCGAGTACGTCGTGCCCGGTGTTGGCAAGTGCAAGGGCGGACATGCGCTGCGCATTGGCACCCCGAAAGGCTTCAACCATTGCTTCGACACCTACCGCGACGGCCAGGTAGGCGGCGAGCCAGACCACAAGAGCTGGCTCTATACGTCACTGCAGGGCGGTAATGTTCCGGCTGAGGAGCTGGACGCGGCCCGCCGCAAGATGGACCCGCGCACATTCCGGCAGGAGTACGAGGCCAGCTTCGAGAACTATGCCGGGGTCGTCTACTACACCTTCAGCCGCAGCGAGAGCTGCACAAGCGAGCGCATCAAGCCTGGCGAGGCCCTGCACATCGGCATGGACTTCAACGTCATGAAGATGGCCGCGGTGGTCTATGTCGTCCGCGATGGCCTGCCTTTGGCCCTTGATGAGTTCCACTCGGTTCGTGACACGCCGGAGATGATCGAGAAGATCAAGGCGCGTTTCCCAGGGCACGGCATAGCGGTCTATCCCGACGCCAGTGGCCAGAACACCAGTAGCAAGAACGCCAGCGAGTCGGACCTATCCCTGCTGCGCAAAGCTGGATTCACGGTGATCGTGGACACGCAGAACCCGAGCGTCAAAGACCGGGTTAACTCGGTCAACGCCATGCTGCTGAACAGCTACGGCGAACGCCGGCTTAAGGTCAACATGGACCAGTGCCCACAGCTGGCGCTGTGCCTGGAGCGGCAGACCTACGACAAGCACGGCGACCCGGACAAAGACCCTAAGAAGGGTCATGACCATATGAACGACGCCGCCGGCTACTTCATCGCCAAGCGATACCCGATCAACGTGGCGACGACCACAAGCCAATCCCTGAGAATGTGACCATGAGCGATAACCCGAGCATCACGCTGCCCGCTGTCGACGCGATGCGCGCCTACTGGGCCGTGATCTCGCCGCTCATGAACGGGACGATGGCTATGCGGGCCGCAGGAAAGACCCTGCTGCCGCAGTATCCAGCCGAAGACGACGAGGCCTACAAAGAGCGCCTGCGTCTTTCAACCCTGCTGCCGGCGTACTCCGAGACCGTGGGCAACATGACCTCCCGCGTGTTCGCTGAGCCGCTGCAGGTGGGCGACGATGTGCCAGAGGCCATTGTCGAGATGACTAAGGACATCGACCACGCCGGCAACGATCTCAACTCCTGGGCGGTGGGGTTCTTCACCGAAGGCTTGAGCCATGGGCTGTGCCACGCCTTCGTCGATCACCCGCCAGCGGGTGAGCTGAAGACCCAGGCAGACGAGCAGGCCGCTGGCGTGCGCCCCTATGTGGTGATGGTGAGGCCTGAGCAGGTGCTGGGCTGGCGCTCCAAGGGCGGCGTGCTGACCATGGTCCGCTACATCGAGGTGGTCGAGGAGGAAGATGGCGAGTTCGGCGCCAAGTGCGTCGAGCAGATTCGCGTGCTGGAGCCGGGCGCCTGGCGAACCTATCGCAGGTCAGCCAAGGCCGTGCGCGGTAAGCAGGCAGCATCTGGCGGTACCTGGGAGTTGCACGAGGAAGGCACCAACAGCCTGACCGCGATCCCCTGGGTCACCTTCTACACGGGGCGCACCGGTTTCATGACGGCCAAGCCGCCGCTGATCGAACTGGCACACCTGAACGTGAAGCACTGGCAAAGCCAGAGCGACCAGGACAACATCCTCCACGTTATCCGCGTGCCGATCCTGGTGCGCATCGGCATCCAGGCCCAGTACGACAACCAGGGGAAGGTGATTCCGCCAGAGTTCAAGGTGGGTACCGGCCAGCTGACCGATCTGCCCAAGGATGGTGACCTCAAGTATGTCGAGCACACCGGCCAAGCCGTCGATGCGGGTCGCACCGCGCTGCAGGACCTGATCAACGAGATGCGCATGGCCGGGGCCAAGCTGCTGACGCCGGACAAAACAGCCACCAAGACCGCCACCCAGGCGGAGGAGGAGGCGGCGCAGGAACTGTCCCCGCTGGCACGCATGGCTCACCACTTCGCCGACTGCCTGGCGCAACTGCTCCAGTTCATGGCCGATTATCGCGGACTGGGCGATGGCGGAACCGTCGAGATGCGCGGCAATTTCGATGTCGACTACATGCCGGAGGTGTCGCTGCCGACGCTGGTGTCCATGGCAAATGCCGGGATGATCAGTAAGGAGACGCTATTCACCGAGATGCAGCGGCGCGGCGTGATCAGCGACGAATACGACTGGGAAGAGGAGCTGGCGAAGATTGAGGCCCAGGGCCCGGCTCTCGGTACGCTGTGATGAAGACCGCCAACGAGAAGCTGCTGGACGAGCTGATCGGCCATGAAGTTGATCTCTCCAGGTTGAGCAACAGCCAGGTCGTGGCGATCATCAGGATCCTGAACAGTTCTGACCCTGAGCTGAGGGCAGCGCTCATCGCTGCCATCGACAGCCTGGATGCCGGCGCGTCCGTTGCAGCGATCGATGCCGCTCTGGCGCCCGTGCTGCGGATCAATCAATCGACGTTCTTTAGCCTGCAGCAGGCGCTCACAGGCGTAATCGACGGCGTGGCCAGTTACGAGATTGCCTTTCAGGCCGCTGCGCTTACAGCGGCTGTTCCTGAGCTTGTGCAGGCGCGATTCCCGGTTGCCGTGGCACAGTTCAGTCAGGTACGCGCCATTGCGCTGGCAAGACCCTTCCAAGGACGGCTGCTCAGCGAGTGGATGGCGGGCATCGAGGCTGACCGTGCTGCGTCGATCCGCGATGCCGTGCGGTCTGGCGTGCTTGAAGGGCGCACGACGCCGGAGATCGTCCGGCAGATCATGGGTACCAAGGCGGAGAAGTACGCTGACGGCATCCTGCAGAGGTCTCGCCGGGAGGTGGAGGCGGTTGTCCGGTCTGCTGTGTCCAGCACGGCTGAGACGGCCAGCGACAAGGCGTTCGAGGCCAACAGCGACATCATCAGCCATGTTGAGTGGCTGAGCACTCTGGACAACCGGACATCGACGACCTGCCGAATACGTGACCGCCTGCCGTACACATTGGGCACCTACCGGCCCATCGGGCACAAGGTGCCGTGGCTAGCCGGCCCGGGCCGTATTCACTTCTGCTGCCGCTCGACCAAGCTGCCAATCCTCAAGAGCGCTCTTTCGCTCGGCATCAGCGATGCAGCGACCAGGGCGAGTATGGATGGCCAGGTGCCGCAGCAGACCACGTACGCACAATGGCTTGCACGCCAGCCTGCCGCCCGCCAGGACGAGATCCTCGGCCCGGAGCGGGGGAAGCTGCTGCGCCAGGACAAGCTGAAGCTGCAGGACTTCTACAACGACAAGGGCAAGTTCCTGACGCTCGATGAGCTCCGGGAGCGCCTGTTGTAGCCCGCGCCACAAAACACCAAAGCGCCATTTCGTGGCGCGCAATTGCAAAGCCTCGCCTAGTGCGGGGCTTTTTCATGCCTGCGGTTCGGATGGACGGGGCGACCTGGGGCCGGATGGCTCACCAACAGGCCGGATGGCCCAGAGAGACGAGATGAAACTCAAAACCGTTGAAGTGGATGGCAAGCAGTACGCAGTGATCGAAGATGGAAAGCCCGTATACACCGATGACGACGGCAAGGACGTCGCCTTCGATGCGGTCGGCACTCGCAACACCATCACCCGGCTGAATGCCGAGGCGAAGTCGCACCGCGAGCGCGCGGACAGCTTCGAGAAAACTGCGAAGGCGTTCGAAGGCATCGAAGATGCTGCGGCCGCCAAGAAAGCCCTGGAGATCGTCGCCAACCTCGACGCCAAGAAGCTGGTGGATGCCGGCGAGATCGAGAAGGTGAAGGGCGAAATCAGCAAGGCCTTCCAAACCCAGCTGGATGAAGCCAACGGCAAGGCGCAGACCTTCGAGCAGCAGCTGTATGCCGAGAAGATCGGCGGCAGCTTCGCGCGCTCCCAGTTCATCGCCGAGAAGATGGCTGTTCCCGCTGACATGGTCCAGGCCGCCTTCGGCAGCAACTTCAAGATCGAGGAAGGCAAGGTCGTCGCGTACGACGCCCAGGGCCAGAAGATCTTCAGTCGCGCTCGCCCGGGCGAACTGGCCGACTTCAACGAAGCGCTCGAAACCCTCGTCTCGCAGTACCCCCATCGCGACCACATCCTGAAGAGCTCCGGCGCCAATGGCGGCGGCGCGCCGAACGGCGGTGGCCAGCACAAAACCACGAAGGGCAACTTCGGTGGCACCAAGGCTGAACGCCTGGAAGCCATCAAGGGCCTGACCGCAAGCGAATAAGGAGGCCCAATGGCCCTTTCGAACATGAAGGTGTTCAACGAATACCTCAAGCGCACCACCATCGAGACCCTGGCTCAGGATGTCGAGAAGTTCAACGCATCCTCGGCCGGTGCCATCCGCCTGACCACCCAGGGCATCGACGGCGACTTCCTGCAGGAATCGTTCTGGGCAGGTCTGCACGGCGCCCAGCGTCGCGTCGACCGCTACGCCGCCAACGGCGCCCAGGCGTCCACCCCGCTGGCCCAGAAGCAGTACGACTCGGTGAAGATCGCCGGCGGCTTCGGCCCGATCCTGTGGGAGCCTTCCCAGCTCTCCTGGATCCAGAAGAACCCGGAAGAAGCGCTGGAAGTGATCAGCCGCAACCTGTCCGAAGCCATCATGGCGGACCAGCTGAACACCGCCATCTCGGCCCTGGCCGGCGCCATCGGCAACCAGCCGAGCGCCACCAACGACGTTTCGGCCACTGCTGGCGTGACCTACGTCGCGATCAACAACGCCCACGCGCTGTTCGGTGACGCTTCCCAGCGCCTGGTGGCCCAGGTCATGACCGGTGCCATGTACCACAAGCTGGTTGGCCAGAACCTCGCCAACGCCGAGCGTCTGTTCCAGTTCTCCGGCGTGCAGGTGGTCGACATCCTCGGCAAAGCCGTGATCATCACCGATGCCCCTGCGCTGTACGAGGCCGGCACCCCGAACAAGCAGAAGGTGCTCAGCCTGGCCGACGGCGCCGCGGTGGTGATGGATGGCTCTGACCTGATCACCAACATCGAGACCTCCAACGGCAAGGAGCGTATCGAGACCACCATGCAGGCCGACTACACCTTCGGCCTGGGCCTCAAGGGCTACACCTGGGACACCGCCAACGGCGGCAAGTCGCCGACCAACGCCGAACTGTCCACCGGCACCAACTGGGACCTGGTGGCGAACAGCATCAAGGCCTCGGCCGGCGTGCTGACCATCGGTGACGCCACCAAGTAATCGGTACCGCGCCCTCCGGGGCGCTTTCCCAGGAGATCGCCATGAGCGAGAAAGTGATTTACGAGAAACACCCGGTCAGCCCTGAGCGAAAGGCCGAACTGCGTCAGAAGGGCTACAAGATCATCGATGCGCGTTTCGCGCCCGATGGCTACGAACACCCGGAGCCCCTGAAGGAAACCAAAGGCTCGAAGGCTGGCAAGTCCGCTGCCGACAAGAAGGCTGCCGAAGAAGCCGAGCTGAAGGCAAAGCTGCAGGCCGCCCTGAACGAAAAGGGCGTGCAATTCAGCCCTGACGCCAGCCTGGAAGACCTCAAGAAGCTGCTGGACGAGGCCGCGTAATGATCATCTACATCACCGTCGAGCAGGTAGACGCCCTGCTTGGGCCGACCTGGGCGCCCGACGACCAGAAGGCCCGGGCGGTGCTGATGGCCAACACCTGGCTTACCAATCTCGGCCTGCCTGAGTTCGATCCGGTACCGGACGACGTCATCCAGGCCGGCGCCGAGATTGCCCGAGAGGCAGCGGCAGGGAACATCTACGGCAGCAAGGAGACCGGCGTGCTGAGCAAGTCGGTCAACGCTGACGGGGTTTCCAGCAGCAAAACCTACTCGGAATCCTCCCGCACCATCAGCGCTGGCGAGTCGTTCGCCCTGGCGCTGCTGGCGCATCACCTGAACAGCAGCGGCCAAACCAAGATCGTGAGGGGCTGATATGGGGCTTCGCGATGAACTGCAGGCCGACCTGGCCCAGGCGTTCAATACGGACCTGGCCGACGCTGTGCTGGCCTTCACTGGCGAGTACATGGGCCCCGGCGTGGTTGATCCCGCCACCGAGGAAACCACGGCCCAGCCCGTGACATACACGGGCCGAGGCGTGCTGTCCCGCTACGAAGATAGCCGTATCGACAACGTGAACATCCTGGTCGGCGACCTGCGCCTCACCGCGCTTGCCAACGAGGTCAGCGATACCCCGCATGTTGGGCACAAGATCACCGCTCCTGATCTGATGGACCGGTCCAAGCAGGTTGTCTACTTGGTCAAATCGGTGCGCTCCGACCCGGCTTCAGCCACCTACCGAATGCAGCTGAGGAAGTAGACATGGCCAAGAGCAGGGGATGGAGCACACCGCCAAGCCTGTTCACCGGCCTGGTCGAAGAGGCCCTGGCGCAGCGTGTGCGCGTCATTGCGCTGGCCATGCTCAACGAAATCGTGCTGCGGTCGCCGGTCGACACTGGGAGGTTCCGTGGCAATAACATCGTCAGCGTGGGCGCGCCGGTCTACACGAGCACTGAGAACCTGGACAAGAGCGGCGGCGAGACGATCCAGCGCGGCCTGTCTGCCATGAGCGGGCTTGAGCCGTACACGCAGGTGTTTATCCAGAACAACCTTCCATATGCCCAGGCCCTTGAAGATGGCCATTCCAACCAAGCGCCGCCGAAGGGTATCTACGAAGCCAGCTTCCATGGCGTCACGCAGGCCTATTCATGACCTTCGAACAGATCCGCGCCGTCATCATCGGCCGCATGCAGCAGTGGGCGGGGATTCCAGCCGATGCCATCGACTACCCGAACAACCCACAGGGGCCATTCAGTCCAGCAGGCAAGCCAATCTGGGCCAGGCTTGCGGATGTTCCTGGTCTATCCAGTACGCCAGAGGTCGGCAACGGCCCAAGCGTTCGGCGCACCGGTATTGTCATCGTTCAGCTGTTCGTGCCGAGCAACAAAGGCAACCTGGCTATTACCAAGGCCGCCGACACTTTGGTCCAGCACTTCGAGTACTACAGCGCGCCAGAAGGGCCGCTGGACTTCTTCGCTGCATCGCCAAGCGTGGTTGGTGACGAAGGTAACGGCTGGTATCAGGTCAACGTCTCCATCCCCTACAGGGCCTACTGATGAGCGAAACCATGAAGGTGCGCATCGACGGCGAGGTTGTGGACCGGGCCATAGGGAGCACCACCCTGGCCATCCAGGCCGACGGGTCCACCGTCGAGTATCACGAACCCAAGCTTGAGCCCGACGAAGTCGTATTCCGCCCTGACGACGACCCTATGCCCATCATCGTCACCCGCACAATCCCGGCCTGAGCGCCGAACCATCCCGCACCGCCAAATGGCGGTTTTTTTACGCCTATTGATAGGAGAAACACCCCATGAGTAGCGGTGCAAAGCGCTCGACCGCGTGGATTCGCGAGGTCACCCCGGGCATTACCCCGCCTGGCCCTTGGAACGTGCTGACCCGCGTCAGCTTCGGCCTGGTGCCCACCTACAACACCGAAGAGAACAACGAGATCGGCGAAAGCCGCATGTCGCAGGGTACTGCCCAGACGACCGTCGATGTCGGTGGCGATATCGAAACCAAGTTCCGCTACGGTGCGTTGGACGAGTTCCTGGCCTCCTGTTTCGGCAAGGACTGGGTCGGCAACGTCCTGACCATGGGCAACGACCGCATTTCGTTCTCCATCGGCGCCTACGATGCCGACGTGGGTATCGCTGGCATCGCCCGCGGCGCCCAGGTGGACACGATCAACATCGAGGTCCCGAACGACAACGAAATCAGCGTCACCACCACGTTCATGGCCACGTCGTGGGATGACAAGGCCGACAATACGTCGTTCATCGTCAGCCCTGCGCCCGAGGCGAATCAGCGGCGCTACGGCTTCAAGGACGTCACCGGCCTGAAGATCAACGGCGTGCAGCTGGGCGAAGACAACGCCTGCGTTGACAGCTTCAACCTGCAGTTCGCCAACAACGCTCAAACCCAGCGCTGCATCGGTAACGGCAACCCGTTCCCGGGCAACATTATCCCGACCACCTTCACCCCGTCGGGCTCGATCACCATGAGCTGGTCCAAGACCGCCTATCAGTACTGGAAGGCCCAGCAGACCGGCGACTCGCTCAGCTTCGAGTTCACCCTGAACAACGCCGACGGCGGCTACACCTTCTTCATCCCTGAGATGGAAGTGAGCGGTGATTGGCCGGACGGTGGCGCCACCGACATCATCCAGGTCGAACTGGAATACACCGCCCGCCGCGTGCCGCCGACCATTACCCGTCTGCCAGCGCCGATTGCGATCGCAGCGGTCACCGTGACCCCGGCCACCCTGAGCCTAGCAGTCGATGAAACCGGCGACCTCGAGGCTGTCGTGACCCCGGTAGGCGCAAGCCAACTGGTCACCTGGACCTCTTCGGCCCCGGCAATCGCCAGTGTAAGTGCCACCGGCCTGGTCACCGGCCTGGCTGCGGGCACCGCCACCATCACCGCGACCAGCGCCGCAGACGGCACCAAGACCGACACCTGCGCTGTCACCGTTACTGTTTAATCCTTTGCCCGGCGCGCCCTGCGGTGTGCGCCGGGCCTTTTACCGCAGAGGAATACCATGGCCTTCACCATCGCAAAGAAGCCAGAACTGGATATCAGCGGCGAGCGCTGGGTCGAGTTCGCCCCTGGCGCCCAAATCCTCGTTGGGTCGATTGCCAACCCGCTCTACAAGTCCCATCAGGCGCTGATCAATCGACACCTTGCCGCGATCAACCAACAGGCAAGGGTCGGCACCGCTGAGTTCAGCCTATCGGAAATCCCTGATGTTGAGCTGGAGACCGACGATGATCTGTTCGTCGAACTGGCGGCCAAGCACCTGATCAAGGACTGGAAGGGCGTCGACGTAGAAGAGAAGCCCGGCGAACCAGCTCCTTACAGCGCTGAGCTGTGCATCGCTCTGATCAACCAGATGCCAAGCGTCTACTTCCTGGCCCTGCGTACCGCGACCGATATCGCACGCCGCGTTGAGGAGAAGGCTGCAGCCACTGCGGAAAAGCAGTAGCGGCATACCTGTGGGGACGCGATTGGGCTGGCGATGCCAACGAAAAGAAGCGCTGGAAGCATGAGCGTCTTGGCTCTGGCGTGCCCGAGGCGCCCGAGATTGACGGTGTAACCGCAGAGATCCTTGAGGCCTACGCCTACATCAGCCGGTCCCGGCAGTACGTCGGCATGGTGGGCGCTCCGGCGCCTATCGCGCCATCAGCCATCACCGAATACCTCGACCGCTACCCCTCGGCGCTATGCCGCGAAGAGTTTGACGCAGCTGTTTTTGCCCTCGACGACCAGTTCCGCAAGCATTGGGACGAACAGAACGAGAAGGCCAGAGCGGACGCTGAATCCAAATCCAAGCCCAAGAGGCGCTGACGCCGGAGGACGACATGGCGCAAGAATCACGCCTTGCGGTGACTATCGACTCGCGCGGAGCAAAGCGCAACGCGGATGATCTGACAGGTTCGCTTCAGCAAATGGAGCGGGCTGGTGACGCTGCCGCGGCATCGGCAGAAGGCGTCTCGGAGAGCCTGGAAGATCAACGCCGGGCACTTTCACAGCTGCTCGGTCAGATCAATCCGACGACAGCCGCGCTGGGTCGCCTGGATGACATGCAGGAGAAACTGGCCAAGTTCAAGAAGGCCGGAATCGTCGAGAGCGACACCTTTGTTGAGTACACTCAGCGCATTAACACCATGCGCGATGCCCTTGGTGAGACGTCCGATGGCATGAGCAAAGCTGGCATGTCAGCCAAGGCCTACAACGCAGCGCTGCGCGGCTTGCCTGCCCAATTCACCGACATCGCGGTCAGCCTCCAGGCAGGCCAGGCACCGCTCACTGTTCTGCTTCAGCAGGGCGGCCAACTCAAGGACATGTTCGGCGGCATAGGGCCGGCTGCCCGCGCCATGGGCGGCTACATACTCGGACTGGTCAACCCGTTCACAGCAGCGGCGGCAGCGGCCGGCGTATTGGCTTTGGCCTACTACCAGGGATCCGAGGAAACCGAGCGGTTCGCCAATGCGCTGATCGAGAACGGTAACGCGGCTGGGCTGTCCGCCAACCAGCTGGCCGACATGGCCAATCAGGTCGCCGCAAGTAGCGGAACCGTTGGTGCGGCCGCTGGTGTTCTGACCCAGTTTGCCGCCGCAGGAAACCCGCTGCGAACCATGTACGTGGAGATCGCCCAGGCCTCCCTGGCGTGGTCAAAGCAAACTGGTCGCGATATCAACGATGTCGTCCAGACCTTCAACGAGATCGGCAAGAACCCAGTCGAGGCCATCAAGAAGCTCGATGGCGAGCTTAACATCCTTACCGCATCGCAGTACGCCAACATCCAATCCCTGCAGGAACAGGGCAAGACGATGGACGCCGCTGCCATGGCGGCTGGACTATATGCCGAGGCCATCAACAGCCGGGCAGCGGAGATTGAGCGCAACCTGGGCACCTTGGAGTCAGCCTGGCAATCCATCACCGGGGCGGCCAAGAAGGCCTGGGATGCGATGCTCGACGTTGGTCGTGATCAGACGATCGAGGAGCAAATCGCCAACACAGAGAAACTGATTGCCCAGCGCAAAGGGGGTATCATCGGGTTCTTCGCGGGCGATGACGACCAGACCCTCCGTGGCCTCGAAACCCGTCTGAAACAGCTACAGACAGCCCTGGCCAACAATGCCACTCAGGCAGCAGCTGATGCCGCCAACAAGGCGACTCAGGATGCCGGCAAGAAGGGGGTCGACCTCATCAACTCGACCTACAAGTCATCCCTGACGCAGACCCAAAAGCTGCAGAAGGAGTTGACTGACCTGGACAAGGCGCGCTCTGACGCCATTGCAGCGGGAGGCTTTAGCGCTGCTGAGGAAGAAAAGTACGCCAAGTCTCGGAAGAACATCGAGCAGTCAATCGCGGACATCAAAGCCCGCGAAGCGAAGAAGAATACGCCCAAGGGAGCCAACAAAGGCGTATCCGAGGCGGAAAACACCTTCTCTCGCCTGTACAACCAGTACGACCCGGCCGCCCAGGCTGCGCGAACCCTGACCAAGGAACAAACCCAGCTCCGGCTGGCCCTAGACAAGGGAAAGATCAGCCAGGACGAGTACGGCAAGGCGCTGGCCCAGGCCTCGATCAACTACGCCGCCGCCATCAAGGGCGCCCAAGGCCTCACCGAGGCTGAGCAATACCGGGCGCAGCTTGAGCGGCAACTAGCCGGCCAGCAGAGCGAGTACAGCATTGCAGCAGCCGGCGTCGGCATGGGCGACCAGCAGACGCAACGCATGCAGCAGCGCGTGCAGTTGGAGCAGCAGACCAACGACCGCATCCTGCAGCTGCGCACCGAACTGGCCAATGCCACGACGGAGAAGCAGCGCCAGGATCTGCAGGCGCAGATCGACCTGACCAATGAGTTTCTGCCGCGTCAGCTGGAGGCGCTGCAGAACGGCTGGGCCCAGATGGATCAGGCCATGCTGAACCCCATCAATGGCTGGACGGCAGCGGTGCAGAACTTCGGCGTCCAATCCATGAACGTGGCGGGTCAGACGCAATCGATCTTCTCGACGGCGTTCGGCTCGGTTACGCAGGGGCTGACTGACGACATCATGAACCTTAACCTGTCGTTCCAGAGCTTGGGCGACCTGGGCAAGAACGTGCTGAGGGAGATCGTCGCTGGGTTCGTGAAGATGGGTGTGCAAATGGGGCTGAACGCGGCCCTGGCCGCAACCCTTGGCACGGCCACGGCCGGTACGTCTATTGCTCTGGCTGGGACAACTGCAGCGGCATGGGCGGCGCCTGCCGCCCTGGCATCCCTCGCAACTCTCGGCGGTAACTCGATTCCAGCTGCCGCGGCACTTACCTCGACCACGGCCCTGGCAACCACGCTGGCAGCTGTTCCAGGGTTCGCCACCGGTGGCTACTTCACAGGCTCCGGCACCGGAACTTCTGACAGTAACCTGGCCAAGATCAGCAATGGCGAGTTCATCGTCAACGCTGCGGCGACCAGGAAGAACCGAGCCCTGCTGGAAGCGATCAACTCGGGAGAGCGCGTATCCACTTCGAGCGGCACGGTTGCCGGCGCCGGAGGTTCACCCATGCCGCAGCCGATCGTCCAGATCTACCAGGATCCATCTCGCGCAGGCACATCGCAGGTAACCCGAGAAGGTAATCAGGACTTCATCAAGGTATGGGTCGCCAGCATCATGGGTGATGGCGAGGCGGATCAGGCCATGCGGGCAAAATACGGACTTTCAGGGGTTGGATCATGATCGAGTACCCAGCAGAACTGCCGCTACCACTGCAGGACGGCTATGCGCTGGACACCCCTGTTGATCCGATGCTACGCACGCAGATGGAGTCGGGCAGGGCGCGTCAGCGGCTGAACTTTGACGAGGTTCCCTACCTGATCAACGCCAAATGGAACTGTGATCGCAACCAGATGGCGTTCTTCCAGGGATGGTACGCGCGCACACTGGTGCAGGGTGTGGAGTGGTTCAAGGCCACGCTGCTGACGCCAATCGGATTCAAGGACTACGAATGCCGGTTCACCGGTCATTACACCGGGCCTTCGCTGGTTCAGGTTAGTCGCTGGGAGTTTTCGGCAACCCTTGAATTGCGCGAACCACCGCTGATCCAGCCTGGCTGGGAAGACTTCCCGCAGTTCTGGTTCATGATGGGCATCATCGACATGGCCGTTAACAGGGAGTGGCCAGAAGCATGACCGACACCGCCATTCTCGAGCAGATTTACCGGGAGGCGGTGGCATCAGGTGGCAAAGAGGCGTTTGTCAGGACGCTGGAAATCACCTGTTCCGCCTGGGCCGCGCCGGTTCTTATCTGCAACGGCTTCAAGGATCGCATTTGCGGTACCGAGGACGGGCGATTGCTCACCTTCGTTGCTGCGAATATCGGGATCGCTCTCGCGTCCAAGAACAACAAGGGCAACCAGGCCCTGGCCTTCGCCGTGGACAACACCACGGGCGAAGTGCAGCAGAAGGCCGACCAGGCCCTTGATGCCGCCGCCCGAGTCACCGCCACCTACCGCGTCTATCTGGCCAGCGACCTTTCAGCGCCGTGCGAGAAGCCCTATCGAATGTCAGTAGACAGCGACTCATTCGAGCAGAACCAGGCAAACCTGCAATGCGGGTTCTTCGATCTGATCGGGACAGGATTCCCGCGCGACATTGCTAGCACCAAGCGCTTCCCGGGCCTGAAATACCTCTGAGGTTCCCCCATGGAATGGATCAACACCTACCTATCGTGCAGATACGAGGACGGCGCTCGCGGTCCAGAAAGGTACGACTGCTGGGGGCTGGTCAGGGAGGCGCGACACCTGCACATGGGTAAGCGCTTGCTGCCCAGTTGGGGCCATGTGCGCAACACCGAGCCGAAGGAGTTCACCCGGGCGTACCGGGCCGAAGCCGAGCACATGGAAGTGTGCCGGCCAGAGCCTGGCGCAATTGCCGCCGTGATGCGCGGCCACATCTGCGTGCACGTCGCCCTTGTCGTCGAGTCAGGCGGTCGCCTGAAGGTTCTGGAAATCAATCCAGAGCGCGGCGCCCGGTGCCTGCCGCTTTCCCAGTGGCAACGCGACCACAACACCGTTATCTATTACCGAGACCGGGAATGATCGAAATCTACCCCAATAAGCTCGCTTCCGAGCCTGCCGAGGTGCGCCCGGTAGAAATCCGGCAGAGCCTTCTGGCATGGTTCCATGCTGACGGCCTGCCGAAAGAGGTTGAGCCGGAGGCGCTGCCGTTGAGCGTGTTCGTCAACGGCGATCGCGCATTGCCGACTCAGTGGGCAAGCATCGAGTTCGGTCCTGAAGACCAGGTGCAGATCTACCGCGAGCCTAAGGGTACCGATCCGTTCTCGATCACCTTTGCCCTGGTGTTCGGCGCAAAGGCTGTGCTCAGCGCGCTGATGCCGAAAATGCCATCCCTGAACAGCCGAAGCACCACCAAGCGTGGCAACGACCTTGGGCTGGCCACGGTCAAGGGCAACCAAGTGAAGCTGAACGCACTGATCCGTGAGATCGCCGGTCGACAGCGCCCGTATCCGGACTATGCATTGCCGCCAAACCGTTACTTCGATGACCCGCGCTCGCAGTGGATTGAGATGCTGCTGGTGGTTGGAAAGGGGAGCTACGAAATACCGGCGGGCAGCATCCTGATTGGTGACACTCCAGTTATTTCCCTGGGTAGTGATGCCCAGTACACGCTATATGAGCCCGGAGCAAACCTATCGTCAGAAACTGCGGCGAAGTGGTGGCACTCCGCTCCAGAAGTTGGGGCCACCTCTACCGGAACGGCAGGTATTGAGCTCAAGGCTACCTATGCAGTCGCTCCAGTGCCGACCGCCCAGTCCTACCAGTTCGCAGCAAAGACCATCACAGTTCCCGCGGGAGCAGGCCAGTTCCCGGATGGGTGGGCAGCCGGCATGATCGTTCGCATTGAAGTGGGCTATCCCTACGACGTAATCGATGGCGGGGCTGGACGTGACATCATTCGCGGCAACCTGGACCAGATCGCGCCTTATGTCGGCATGCCTATCGAGATCATCGGGGCGAACGCTGGCAATTACACCGTGGCCACATACACGCCCGGCGTAGGAACGGCGCCTGACGAGATGACCTTGGACTGGTCGGCTGGCGGCGCAGCAACTGGCTTGACCGTCGGCACTGGGTTGGTGATGGGCATAGGTTTTCGCGGCCTGCGCTATCGCATAACAGCAGCGGGCACTGCATCTATCTCGGTCGAGAGGATGAATGCCGCTGGCGACAATGACGCCACCTGGCCTGGGTTCGACGCACTGACAACCTCATCAGCCGCTCTTACTCTCGACGGTTCGACGCAGGAAGGTGATTGGTCAGGGGCATTCCCAGCTTGTCCGGCTGGAACTACAACAACGCGGATTGCCTGGGATATCTTCTTTCCACAAGGGCTGGCGCTCATATCCTCCTCTGGATCGATCGGCAGTTATTCCGTCACTGTGGAATTGCAGTACAGGGATCTAGCTACTGCTGGCTCGTGGACGTCGGTAAAGAAGGTGTACCAGCAGTCCACGCTCGATCAACTCGGGTTCACGGAATATACGGACCTGCCATCTGCTATGCGCCCTGAGGTACGGGTGCGCCGAATTGGCGCGAAAAACCAAAGCACCCAGGTGGCGAATACAATTCAGTGGTATGGCTTGCGCGCGAACCTTCCAGCGCCGACCAGCTACGAAGGCGTTACGCTGCTGGCCCTGCGGGTCAAAGGCGGGAACCGCATCGCATCCCAGTCCGAGAGCCAGGTGTCGGTGATCGCAACCCGAAAGCTGCGCACAAGGCGTGACGGAGCGTGGACTGATCCAGAGCCGACCAGGGATATCGCGGCATGGATCGGCTATGTGGCGCAGAGCGTGGGGTACTCGGTTGAGGATGGAGATTCCGACATCGACCTCGACGAACTGGATCGACTTCAGGAGATCTGGACGGCCCGTGGCGACTACTACGACCGCACCATCGATTCAGCGAGTACCGTCAAGGCCTGCATGATCGAGGCTCTGCAGGCCGGGTTCTCTGAGCTGACAATCGACCGCGGACTTATCCGCCCGGTTCGCGATGAGCCTCGCGGCCCTGACTTCGACCACATGTACAACCCACAGGTAATGACGAAGCCACTCAAGCGAGAGGCAGAGCACGTCACGGCAGACGACTTCGACGGCGTCGACGTTGAATACATGGATGGCACCACCTGGCAGGTGGAGACCATTGAATGCCGCCTTCCTGGCGACCTTGGGCTGAGAGTCGAAAAGGTCAAGGTCGAGGGAATCAGCGACGAAATCAGGGCTTGGCGCTACGGAATGCGCCGCCGCCGGCAGCAGGTCTACCAGCGAAAGCGCTACAGCTTCTCTACGGAGCTGGATGCGCTCAACAGCGGCTATCTCGACTACGCCCTGCTGGGCGACACCACGCCAGGCTATGGCCAGAGCGCAATGCTCAAGGGCTATGCCCCGCTGGGCAGTCTGCACATGCTGGTTTCGTCGGAGCGTTTCGACTGGTCGGCCGGGGGCGAGCACTGGGTTGCGCTTCGCCGGCCGGACGGCAGCGCCTCTGGCCCGTATGTGGCCACCCGCATCGACGACTACCGCCTGACCATTCCGGACCTGGACTTTGTTCCAGTGCTGAACAGTGCCATGGATGCCCCGGTGCTCCAGTTCGGGCCAAAGGCTAAGTTCTGCTACCCGGCGCTGATCAAAGAAGTGAACCCAAGCGGTACCGTCAGCTGCAACGTCACGGCAGTGAATTACGACCCCCGCGTCTATCTGGACGATGACAACTTCCCGCCGTCCTGACCGGACCCTGAACGAGCATGCCCGCCATTGAGCGGGCTTTTTTATGCCCGGAGAAAATATGCGCTACAACACTGGCAACCCGGTTGGCACTCAAGGATCGAGCGATCCGAGAGACCTCTATGACAACGCCGGCATCATCGACCTCCTCGTGAACGGTCCGCTCGGCGAATACCTGAGCCGGCTTGGTGTTCCGCTGAAATCCTGGCTCGGGATCATGCAGCAGGTCACCGATTTCCTCATCGATATGGGGTACGAGTCGGTCTATTTAACCTATGGCGCGGGCGTAGTCGTAGAGCGTCAAACGCAACTGGTACAGCGAAATGGTGACCTGTACCGGGTGATGAATGCAGTGGATGTTCCGCTCACCCTCACAGGCAACTGGGCCACTGATGCGCCAAAGCTCCAGTCGGTAGGTGATGCAGCGATTCGACAGGCTTTGGCCAACAGCACCGATCCTGCGCTTGGCGCGGCATTGGTGGCTCGCGCTATCCGGCATATAAACAGCCTGACCGAGCTACGCGCCTTGGCAGGTCAATATGATGGTGAAGTCGTTTACTTGCGCGGGCGCGACATCGTCAACCGTATGGGTCAAGGCAATCTTGTGTGGGTTGCTGGATCGTCGCTGACTGATAACGGCGGAACCATCTTCGGGGCCCTGGCAGGTGGTCGCTGGATTCGCCCAGGCACTGACAACGAAATTCTTGCTGAATGGTTCGGCTGCGGCAACGACGGAGCGGATTACGCTGACCAAGTGCAGGCCGCTATCAACTTCGCAGCAGGAGCGGTGAGCGGTGGCCAGGGCATGGTTGTGCGTCTGCCGCGCGGCGCGGTCGGTGCTAGCAAGACTATCAACGTGCCAAACCGTGTAGGTTTGCGCGGCACAAATGGCAGGGGGACAGTGCTCAAGCCTCTGGCAGGCTTCGTTGGGCAGTACTTGATATCCGCAACAAATGGCACCACCTCGATGTTCGCCAGCTGGGTTAGAGACATGTACCTCGATGCCAGAGGTGTAAACCTAACGGCAGTGGTTTACACGACCGGCTGGCAAGAAACATGCGCGATGGAGAACGTGGTCATCAGTGCGAATGGCACAACCGGCCTTGGTGTCCTTTATGAACTCGGTGCGGGTGGCGCGGCTATCTGGGAAGTCATCAACTGTGAGATTTTCATAGATTCGACGGCAGCCACGAAGAACGGAATCCGAGTTAATCAAGTCTCAACGGTTGGCGGGTTCCTCATGATTATTCGGAACTCGACCATAACCGGTACGGACACCAATCAGCTAACCCGCTCTGTCTACATGATTAACGATTCGCTGCATGTCGAAAACCTGCACGTCGAATACGTACAGTTTGGCCTTCTGGCTGGTGTGGCAGGTAACCTGCTGGTTAACGGAATGACTGGCTCAGCCAACGCCGTTGGCACGATGATCACAATTCCAAGCGGATTCCTCGGCACCTGGTGCCTCAACGGTATCCTGCCGAATGGCGCAACAACCACATTCCTCAACAATACGTCTGGCGAAGTAATCACAGGTCGCATTGCTCACTATGCCGGCCCGAAGAAGGCACCGGTTTCGCTCTGGACCGGAAGCCTGTCGACCGGATCGGCAACCCTCAGTCGAGCGGTGCAGCCGGGGGAGTTGCTCATGTTCGGCGTAAACTCATCGTATGCCGGGATGCAACAGGCCGCATTGAGCGCGGTGAGAGGTACGACTTTCAACGTTTCCTTCGGCTCTAACGCCTCGGCAATCATTGCGCTAAGTGCTGACGGCCTTACGGTTACAGTGAATTCAATCACCGCCGGATTCGCTTTGGACCGTGTGAATGTAACGCCAAACTATGTATGAAAATTGCGCCCCGGCAAATTTATTGTCCGGGGCGCGGTCGCTCGACTGTACAGAACTGCACTGAAATCAGTAAACTGATTTCAGTGGGTTTCCAAGCTGCTGGATATATTTTTCGCCTAGTTTTTCCGAGGCGTGAACGTTGATGTGCGCCGAGTCAAGGTACATAGTTTGGTTGTCAATGGACACGATGCAGGAAGCGTCGGGGCAGATGATTTTGTTAGGGTCGATAACTTTGACGGAAGGGTATTTTTCAGCAATAGTCCGCAAGAATTTGTTGGAGTCCTTGAGTGGGGCACGGTCATTAAATATGTTCTCGCCGTTCATTCGTTTGGTTCGTATATCGCTAACTATTTTGTCTGTGATGGTATTAGGTCTTGTGATCAGATAGACCTGTGTACCGTTTTTGATATATCTGGAAATGCTGTCGAGAAGGTCTTTTTCGTTTTCAGATAGATATGGGTAACCTTGAGCCCAGCTGGCGGCAATGAATACGTAAGGATAATTCATCGACATCTCTATGCGGCTGTCATTGTAGGCTAGGGCCTGTTCAGTCCGCTGCTGTTTGAAATAGTCGTAATTTTTGACGTGGAACGGCGGCAGGCCAGAAGCACTTGAGGCCACGAGCTTGATTCCAGCGTCTTTTGCCAGGATATCCATGAATGGCATATAGTGCCCGGCCATTGAATCGCCGATAAACATACCGACAGCAGGCTTTGAAGCTACTCCCACGAAGCAGGTGTCGAAATTGTCAAGCTTGTAGCTATTGAAGCACTCCTTGTAGAGAGCGCCTGGGGAGTTGCTTGATGAAAATTCGCTTTGAAGCTCCGTTGAGAACCGCGATTTGAAGCCTTCGGTCGCGTTCGTCAGCAATAAGCCGGCAGTGGCAATTACTGCTGGGATAGCAAATGCTGTTGAAAAAGCAAATTTGAAACTAATATTTCTTCTGTGCCGTATGGGGGACTCGACCAAATGATAGGATGCAACGGACAAGGCCAAGGACGCGGCGATGATCTGAATAGTGATGGAGCCGGTGATCTGTATTCCCTGGTAGTTGATCAGAGCTACGATTGGCCAATGCCATAGATACAACGAGTAGGAAAGCTTGCCTATGTATGTGACGAGCGGGTTGCTAAGCAGGTAGTAGGTCAAGCCTTTTGGTTGCGCAGCAGCCTTCCCAGATGCAATGAGTACAGACGCCGAAAGGCATGGAATTATGGCAGCAAGCCCCGGGAATGGGGTTTCAGCATTTATATACAGCGCTGTAGCGACGATCAACGCAAGGGCGGTTGTCCGCATTAAGCCTGCAGTGATAGTTCCAAAAACTGGTAATTTGTCCCAAATGAAGGCAAGGCCCGCGCCAATTAATAGCTCAAAAGCCCTTGAGGTAATGAGGTAATATGACGATGCGGGCGCATGATGCGAAGAATATACTGAATACGCGAAGGATAGGGCGAAAGCTGCCAGAAAGATGGCTGTGCGCTTGCCGCTTGTAGTTAACTTTAGAGAGAGAAGAAGCAGTCCAGGCATTATTAAGTAAAACTGTTCTTCTACTGATAATGACCAAGTATGGGTAAGTGGAATCTGAGCGGCACTCTGGGCGAAGTAGCCTCCTTCGTTGTTCCAGAATAATATGTTGCTTACTGAAAATAGAGATGCCAAAACACTACTTGCATACGATTTGAGGTCGGCAGGGGCGAGAATGGCGTATGACGCTGCGGAGGTTGCGGATACTACCAGTACAAGCAGTGGGAAGATTCTTTTTAGTCGTCGAGTATAGAAATTTGCAAACGTGAACGAGTTGTTCAGTATCTCAATGTAAATAATGCGCGTGATCAAAAAGCCTGAGATCACGAAGAAAATATCTACGCCAATGAAGCCGCCGCTGAGTTGCGTTACGCCGGCATGGTATAGAAGGACCAAAGTAACGGCTAATGCCCGTAGGCCTTCGATGTCGGGCCTGAACCCCAGTGGGGTTGGTAGCGACGCAGTGTGGTGTTTCGTATGAGACATTTTGCCAGTCGGTCCTTCTGACGATATACAAAAAACTGAAAACCCAAGCCCTGCCCATGCATGGGTGGGTCACACAGATGTGTCCGGCAAGAGAGATATGACTCGTCTACCGCGGATAGTCGCGCCGCCCCTCGCCGCATCAGCCGCCCAGATTAACCGATTTCTTAACCCAAATTTACATTCTCGACAGCTTTCGGTACCAGACGGGCGGAATTTTGCACCTGTGTGAACCGCAGAGCTCAGCTGAACCTCCGCTGCTCAATCAATCATTCGAACTGGAGAGGCTATGGATATGAAAGTCAGGATCGACGGTCGGCTTGTTGATCGCGAGGTGGCGAGCATCACCCGATCGGTTCAAGGTGACGGCTCAATGATCGAGTACCCAGAGCCGTTGATTGAGCATGACGAGGTGGTTTTCCGCCCCGGTGACGACCCGGTGCCAATCATCGTGAAACGCACCATTCCGGCCTGAGCTGCCGAAATCCCACAAACCGCCGACTGGCGGTATTTTTTTGCCTGGAGAAACCCCATGACCCAATCCCAGCCCCGGGGAGTGCGCAACCGCAACCCCGGCAACATAGATTTCAACCCACGCAACGACTGGCAGGGCCAGATCGGCAAGGAACCTGGTGGCCGCTTCGCCATCTTCGACACGCCAGAGAACGGCATTCGTGCCCTAGGCAAGCTGCTGATCAACTACCGCGGCAAGGATGGAATGCCCGGCGTGGGCGGGAAGGGCATCGACACGGTGCTGGAAACCATCAACCGCTGGGCGCCGAGCAACGAGAACGACACCCAGGCCTATGCTGGCGCCGTGGCCAAGCGCCTGGGCGTGCGCACCACTGACCCGATCAACATAAAGGACCCGGCCACGCTGCGCGGCATGGTGGTCAGCATCATCATTCACGAGAACGGCAGCAACCCTTACGCGCCGGCGATCGTCGATGAGGGTGTGCGGCGGGCGCTGGCATGAGCTGGCTCGGCGCGGTACCGGCCTGGTGCTGGTGGTTGATCGCTCTGGTGCTGGTCACCGGCGGCCAGCAGTGCCGGGTCGTGATTGCTGATGGGGCTGCGGCTGATGCCCGGGCAGAAACTGCCAAGTCCGACAAGGCCTTGGCCGACTACCGCCTGGAGGTAGCCGAGCGCGACCGGCGTGCCGCTGCCCAGGCCAGAACCGAAGAACAGCGCCGCCAAGCTATGGCGGACAAGGAGGGCGAGAGTGCACGACAACAACTGGAACTGGCCCAAGGCCGCGCCGCTGATGCTGAGTCTTCTGCTGCTGGGCTGCGTGGGGAAATCGCCAGACTGCGCGCCGGCCATCGAGCAACCTGCGACACCATCGCTACCCAGCAGCGCCAGGCAGGAACCTCTGCCGTCATGGTGCTTGGGGGATTGCTTGAAGACGCTGACCGAATGGCGGGAGACCTCGCGACAGCGCTTGAGCGAAGCCGAATAGCTGGACTGGCGTGCGAGGCGGTGGTTGATCATATGAAGGCTCCGTAGCGACTGCCTATAATGGGCGGTCTAGGGGGACGGAGAAGAGCAATGGACAAGCGAACCTTCATTGGGATGGTCGAGGCTGGCGAGCCGCTGATTCAGCAGGCCATCGACGCCATGCGGGAATACCACCAAGCCCAGGACCGTGGCGCGCCGCCTGAAGAGGTCGAGCGCCTACGCTTGCTGGCTGAGTCGCTGTTCCAAGTCGTCTCCGATTACCAACTTCGCGTGATTGCCAAGATGCGCGGCAAGGAACTGCCCCCGCTGCACTGATCCGCTGACCGGCAGTTGCCCGGGTGCTGACTTGGTGGATACGATGCTGTATCTATATACAGTATTGGTGTCGGTGAGCTATGTACTTCCTCGTTGTTCGTCGCCGAGTACGCGGCGTGGCAATCCCTGCGGACCAGCTTCGCAAGGTAAAACCCCTGAAAGCTGACATCCATATCGGTGAGCATCACTCCGAGGTGCTTGGCCGGGTGGCTACCCAGGCATGGGTTTTCAATCCAACGCCGAGCGGCGACATCATCCCGCGCCTGCTCGATGCCAAGGTCAACGGCATGGCCCAGCTCGGAATGAACATCAATGGCGTGGAAGAGGTCGACGGCGTGCTCTACGCGCAGTCCTGGTGGTGCCGGGCGGAGGGATCGTATGGCAACTAGTCTGCCGCCGGCCTGGCTGGCCGAACTGAACGACCAGGGTGCCCTGGTCACCGATCCGGATGGGCGTGCCGCCGTGCTCTGTGAAATGGCCTTTGCTGCTCATCGCCGCCGCGAGGTGGACGACGGTGAGTTATCCGACATGCTGGAATTTGCCGAGGCTGCCCGGCTGTGGGCGCTCGAGCATGAGGGGCCTGTCGGGGTGTCAACTTGAGAGGGGAGTTAGAGTTGGCAGAACGCCGGAAGAGGCGGGTGCTTGCTTGCCAAAAGTGCTGGATGGATACACAGTAAAGCTCGTACCACTTTTTGTACCAATAGCTGTGTTTTGGTGGGTATCGCAGAGTGATGAGGCGGACTGGAAGGCCCGTAAATACGGGCTTTCCTCACTTTCGTAAACTGCTCAAAACGCGGAAAACATCTTTGGAGTATGGCTGAACGGCTGTCGAATGCCTTATATCTAAAGGGCGCAACGTGAAGGAAATTTAATCCGGTACGCCATTTTTGATTTCCCCAAGCGCGTAGGCGGTGCGGTTTGCGATGGAACATCCACGACCGGCCTTATTCGACCCGAAGGGGCCTGCGAGGTCGGCGGCGCTCCCGCAGCGCTCACTGCTGACGCCAAGGCAGCTTTGGGGCGCAGGCCAGCCTGACGGCCAGGCGACACCACCCGCGGGTCAGAACACCGACCATCCGATCCGTGAACTGAGCAACTCGAGCGCCGCCATCCCGGCATACGAGTTGCCCGCCGTATTCAACTCCGGCGACCACACGCAAACGGTGAATTGACCCGGCACGATCGCCACTATTCCGCCACCTACGCCACTCTTGCCTGGCAAGCCCACGCGGTAGGCGAAATTCCCCGCTTCGTCGTACAGCCCGCTGGTGGCCATGATCGAGTTCACCTGCTGGGTCTGGCGTCGGGTCAGGATTTGCTCGCCACTGTGCTTGCAGAACCCATCGTTGGCCAGGAAGCAGAAGGCACGGGCCAGGTCGAGGCAGCTCATCTGCAGTGCGCAGTAACTGAAGTAACTGCGCAGCACCGTCTCGACTTCGTTATGGAAGTTGCCAAATGACTGCATCAGGTACGCCATGGCGGCGTTGCGCGCGCGGAACTGGTACTCCGAATCCGCGACGCGGGCATCGATGGCGATACGGGGGTTGCCCGATAGCCGCCGTACGAAGTCGCGCATCGACAAGGTGGGTGCGGCGAAGCGCGACTGATTGATATCGCAGATCACCAACGCGCCCGCATTGATGAAGGGGTTGCGTGGGCGCCCGCGTTCGAACTCCAGCTGTACCAGCGAGTTGAACGGTTGACCTGAGGGCTCATGGCCAAGACGCTCCCAGATGGCTTCACCTGAATGGCCAATCGCCTGGACCAGACTGAACACCTTGGAAATACTCTGCACCGAAAACGGCACCAGGGCGTCACCTGCGCAGTAATAGCTGCCATCGTTGCCATAGACGGCGATGCCCAACTGCTGCGCAGGCACATCGGCCAGCGCGGGAATGTAGTCAGCCACTTTGCCCTTGCCGATCAAGGGACGCACTTCGTCGAGAATCTCGTTCAACAGCGTTTGCATGGAAAGCCCTGTAATCACTTCCCCAGACGACAAGCGAGGGGTGCGTTTCAGACGCAGGCTCATCGGCACAGATCACACATTCATGATGAAATGGCCCGAGCGATCGGCATTGTAGGTGTCAGAAAGCAGGTGACCCCATCCGCCGGGCCATGAAGGCAAAAAAAGCCCGCCATAGGCGGGCCAGAAGGGCGTAGGGAGCAACGCACAACAAATAGGGTCAGGCGAGCAGCGTGTCTGCTTGCAGTCGCTGGGCCAGGGCCTGGGCCGAGGCGCGAGTCATCAGTGGGCCGCTGACGGCTTCGCCATTGCGTACCAGGTACCAGCAGGCCAGCAGGCCTTGCTCACGCAATGCGCTTGGGACGGCGCTGCCGACGACGGACATGATCTGGATAGTGGCCAT